TAGGGGTGCAGTGCGGACTTATCGCTGCGACGAACGTATCCAGCGGCAGCTATGCAGATGTATCGGTGACGTTCCCCAAGGCGTTTTACGCTGCGCCCATCGTGGTGGTGAGCTTTGAAACGGAATCGACCGCGGGATCGTTCGGCAGATGCGCAGTGGCGGTGACGGGCGCGGTGACTGCCACGGGATTTACGGCGCGCATCTACAACGGAGATACGACGGATCGCGTGCCGCGGGTGAGCTGGATTGCGGCGGGAACGCCGAAATGAGAAAGGATGGATGAAACATGGCAACGGTACGGGTAGGATCGGCGAGAATCGACGAGAGGGGCAAGGCCGAAGAGTGGAAGTCTCTCGCTGTTTTAGGGGTGCATGCTTCATACTCAATTTCATCCACAGGGCGACTACGGCGAAATAGCTATATTAATTCGCGAAACCGTTTTGTGCCAGAGAAAATTATTGAATGCGCAGTCGGGAATACAGGTTATCGAGTATACAATTTTATGGTTGATGGCAAGTCAAAGCAAATCAAGATACATAGGTTGGTTGCGATGGCGTTTCTTGATAACCCAAATGGATATGATGTTGTAAACCATATTGACGGAAATAAACTCAATAACAATATTGAGAATCTCGAATGGTGTACCCAATCTCACAACAATATCCATGCGTTGAGGACTGGATTGAGAACCAACAGAAGAACAGAAAGAAGATATGGTGAAAGTGCCTATCATTACAAACTTTCTGACGAAGAAGTTGAGAAAATCAGGTGGATGAAAGCAACTAGCAGCATGTCGAATGCTAGTATTGCAAAAGAGTTTCAAATTGGCGAAAGCCAAGTTGGAAGAATTATTAGAGGGGAGCAAAGAGCGAAAGGAAGTGTGGTAATTCATGTCTAACGTGTACGTAGGTTCCGCGCGAATTGATGAAAGAGGAAAGGCTTATGGCGGAAAAGCTGGGGATCAAACCGGGAAAGAAGTAAGCAAACAGAAGTTTTACGTCCACAAAAAGGGCTGGCGGGTGTTCCGCGCCAAGGATCGCACGGCGGCGCTGAGGATCGCCGCGGACATGGAGGCGGCGTGCAAAAACAGCCACATCGGCTATGACCAGTGGCAGCGCAACACGCTGTACAAGGTGGCCGAGGCGGTGGGCTTTGACTGCGCCAAGGTCAAGACCAACTGCGAGACGGACTGCTCGGCGCTGGTGCGGGTGTGCTGCGCCTACGCGGGCATCAAGGGCCTGCCCAGCGATTTCCGAACGGGGAACATGCCCGCGAATCTGCTGAAAACCGGCGCATTTGTGGAGCTGAAGGGCGCGAAGTACACCGACCAGAGCGCGTACCTCGGCAAGGGCGACATCCTCGTGACCAAGACCCACGGCCACACGGTTGTGGTGCTGGACGACGGCGCGAAGTACGAGGGAACTGTCGAGGCCAGAGAGTACGCGCTGGGCGAGCGGCTGCTGAAGCACGGCGCGGAGGGCGCGGACGTGAAGCAGCTCCAGCAGTACCTCATCCAGCTGGGCTACGATCTGGGCAAGTGGGGCGCGGACGGCGAGTTCGGCGACGCCACGGAGTTTGCGGTGAGGGCGTTTCAGGGCGATCACAAGCTTGGCATGGATGGCCAGTACGGCCCCAAGAGCCATGCGGCCATGCTGGAGGCGCTGGAAGCGGACGAGCCGGAGGCGGAGCATCGCTATGTGGCCATCGAGGGCGGCAATTGCTACGTGCGCACCGCGCCCAACACCGACGGCAAAATCCTCGGCGTTGCCCATCGGGGCGACGTGCTCCCCTACGGCGGCGAGACGGCCGACAACGGCTGGCTGCTGGTAGCATATGAAAATCAAAACGCCTGGGTGTCCGGCAAATACGGAAAGCTGAAATAACAGGATCGGAGGATACGCCAATGAACGACGAAAACCATCTGCATGCGATTGGAGAGGAACTCGCGGCGCTGAAGGCCAGCAACGAGTCCGATCATAAGAGCTACCAGCGCCGCCTTAATGCGCTGGAGGACGCGCAGCACCAACAGACGCGGATGCTGCTGGACATCCAAAACATATCCAACGCTCAGCAAAATATCCTGTCTACGATTAACAGCATCGACGGCAAGGTGGACAAGCTGGGCAAGCGCATCGACGTGATCGAGCGGGAGCCGGGAGACAAATGGAAGAAACTGGCCTTTGAGATCGTCAAATACGTCGTGCTGGCCGCCGTCGGCGTGGCGGTGGGCTACATCATCAAAGGGGTATAGCAAGAAAGGAGAAAAACCATGAACATCAATCTGACCCCCATCATCCAGGCAATCATCGCGCTGCTGGCGGCGCTGATTACCTACAAGCTGATCCCGTGGATCAAGGCGCGGACGACCAACGAGCAGCAGGCGCTGCTCAAGGCGACCATCAAGACGATGGTCTTTGCCGCCGAACAGCTCTACGGAGCCAAAAACGGCTCTGAGAAACTGGACTGGGTAATCTACCAGCTCAGTCAGCGCGGCTACAGCGTGGATCGCAGCGAAATCGAGGCAATTATTAAAGAAAACATGGATGCCCTGCACACTTACTCCCCCAGCGAAACGAAAGCACGGGAGGAGGAAACCAAAGCCGAAGACGAAAAACCTCCCGAGGAATAACCCCGGGAGGCCGTGCATATGATGAAATACGACGAGTACCCGCAGTTTGACGGCGTGACCTCGTCGGTGATGTCGCGCCTCATCATCGAGGCGCGGCTCGCGCCGTCAGATGTGCATATCGCCGCCTCTCGCCTCGTCTGGGGCATGGACTATGCGGACATCGCCGCGGCGGTGGGCATGGACAGGAGCGCCGTTTCCAAGCGCCTGCGCGGGCAGATCGTCCCGCGCATCGAGCTGGTGATGCAGGCGGTAGATAAATGTATGTAGGCTTTCAGGCCGGCGGAGCAATCCGCCGGCCTTTTTTTCTTTTAGATTTTGCAAAAAAAAGTTTGGGAAATCCTCTAAAAGGGCTTGACTAATTACCAATTATGGTATATAATATAGTCGAAAGGTTGAGAGAGACAAGACCGACCGGCGGCAGAACCGCAGAAAGTGGAGGAAATACAATGGCAATGGCAAATGTGAAGCTCATCTGCAAGGCGTGCGGGAACGAATTTACGTGGTCGAAGAAATGCTACAGCCGCCGGGACGCTGACAGCAGCGAGGCTTGGGCGCGCGATAACATCACCCTTTGCCCCGAGTGCGCCGCGAAGGCCCGCCGCGAAGCGGAAGCCGCCAAGCAGGCCGAGGCCGTCAAGGGCCTGTCAGTGGAGCTGCCCGAGAACCTCATCGGCAGCGAAAAGCAGATCGCCTGGGCCAAGGACATCCGCGCCAAGTACGCGCTGATGATCCAGCGCGAATACGTCAACGAGGCCGACGACGACCTCCGTGTCTACTACGTCAAGGTGCTCGACGTGATCATCGCCGAAAACACCAGCGCCAAGTGGTGGATCGATAACCGCGACAGCCTTAAGAACATCACCTCCGGCGGTCAGATGTATGCCGACCGCATGCAGGCGTGGATGGATGAGTATAAGGTCAGCGATCTCGAGGGCTACGCCAAGATGATGGATATCGCCAACAGCTAAGACAACCAAGCCCTCCCGGCCGGGCGAAAGACCGGGAGAAGGAGGAAACCCAATGCGCACTGATCCACGCCCCAACCGAAACACCAGCAACAGCCCCATTGCCCAGCGCCGCATTGCACTGGGAATGACGCAAAAGCAACTTGCCGAGGCCGTAGGCTGCTCCCCAAAGGACATATGCCGATGGGAGCTTGGCAAGTGCGAACCGCGCATCAACTCCCTGCTCAGACTGGCCGAGGCGCTGAATTGTACGGTGGACGATCTGATCCAAACGAATAAGGAGGGCGAAATCGCGTAAAAGGCGAAATCACGGATGACAAAGGAAAGGATGTGAGATACGATGGCGAGTTTGAGAGAGTGCGTACGGCAACACATCGATGAGTTTCGGGGCGGATTTGGCTCTATGTTCACTATTGTTTGGAAAAACGGTAGGGGATGGGAAGCCCAAACCATCAAGGTCAACGAGTTTGCCAAGCACCGTCTGTACATCGACCCTAAGGACAGCGATAGGATGCGGGAAATCCTAAATATCGACCATCGCGCGGTTGCAGTTAACATCGGCAGAGGTGACTTATGCGACGTGTGCGACGACGGGTCACTTAGCATAGACACGATCACCAGAGGCGTTAGATCGGACTACGACAACCAAACCTACCCGCTCAGCTCATACTACGACTACGTTATGCGGATGCAGCGCGAAAAAATTGAATGGATGAGGAGCCGGTACAATGCACATAATACCAAGTCTCGGAAGTAACGCGCATAGCATACGGGCTGCTTCGAAAAACAAGGAGGACAAAAACATGAAGGGTGAAATCGCGGTAGACCTCGTCAACCGGGAAGGCCTGTGCTTTGACAGCGGCGTGTTTGACAACGCGGAAAAGGCCTTTGAATGGGCGCGAGGCAGGGGAAGCAATTACAGGGTGTACTTCAGCTGGCGCGATCTCAACGCGGAAGCGTCGGCGGAGGGTCTGGAGGCAGAATACCAGGATCAGTTTGACGGAGGCTGGTATCTCGTCCTCAACGACGACGAGATGACCAAGGGCGACGACTATTGGGGATGGAGATCGGTCTCCAGAAACGACGCAATCGCCATGATGCAGAAAGCGATCGACGACAGCCTCAAGGGCTGAATCAGGGCAGCAAAAATGGCACCGAGAGAATCTCGGCGCCATTTTTGCTGCTGAACGTAAACGCTCAAACAGTGTCCAATGCAGCAACCATTTTATTCCACAGTGTCCAGCATCAGGGCAGTTTCGCTCGGTGCTCCGAGCCTGACAGCCGCCATCTCTGACGACACCTATATATTAACACAACGCCAACGCCTTGTCAATACTATGACGGGCGTTATTTTCATTTTTGGCACATTTTACGCAAGTATACTTCAAAATTCACTTTTTTCGATACGTCTTACGTTCTTTCTTGTGTTGTATCTTCAATCTCTTCACTTTTTTTGATTTTTCCCACAAACCCCGCATAACTTCCCGCGCCTTTCTGCTACCTGTGCGAAAATGACCTCAGAAAGCGAGGTGCAACGCATGGCTTATAACTACCCATTCCCCCAGCCCGCTGTGCCGGGATATTTCAATGCCAACTACATGCCCCCTCAGCCCCAGATGATGCAGATGACGCAACAGGTGCCGCCGCAGAACAGCGGCGCGCAGAGCAATGTGTCGTGGATTTACGTCAACGGCGTGCAGGGCGCGCGCGACCACATCGTCCAGCCCGGACAGACGGCGTGGATGATGGACAACAACGACCCGGTCATCCACGTCAAGGCCGTGGACAGCATGGGCACGGCGACGCTCAAGTCGTTCCGGCTGCTGGAAATCGACCCGCAGGCTCAGACGCAGGCTGCGCCCGCGCCCCAGATCGACGTGTCACAGTTTGCCACCAAGAACGAGATCAAGGCTGTGTCGGACAAGCTGTCGCAGCTTGAAAACGCGCTGGGAGGGATCAACCTGTGAGCAACCCTCTCATCGGCATGATGGCCAAACAAGCCAACGCCCAGATGCCGGGAATGCAGATGCTTCAGCAGTTCCGACAGTTTCGGCAGATGTGGTCGCCCCAGGCGGCCCATCAGAAGATCAACGAGATGCTGCAAAACGGCCAGATCAACGCCCAGCAGCTTGAGCAGGCGAAGCAGATCGCCGAGCAGATGCAGGGATTTTTCAAGGGATGATTCTTTGCCCGGAGCGCTACGGGCTGAGGATAAATATCAAAAAGGAGTGACCTAAATGGACAATATGACCCTTGCCGACATCGCGGCCGTGACCAATAAGGATCGCAACTGCGACGGTTTCTTCGGCGACGGCGGTTTCTTTTGGATCGTCGTGCTCTTTCTCGTATTCGGGATGATGGGCGGCGGTCTGTGGGGCAACGGCAATGCCGGCCTTCAGGGCGCGCTCACCCGCGGCGAGATGGCCGACGGTTTTAACACCGCCGAGATTCTGCGCAATCAGAACGGCCTGATGCGCGACCAGTTCGGCGTGCAGCGCGACGTGCTGGAGAACCGCTACAACACCCAGCTCGGCTTGGCCGGCATCGACAAGTCGATCATGGAAAATCGGTTTGCCGCCCAGCAGTGCTGCTGCACCACCCAGAAGGAAATCATGCAGAACCGCTACGACGCGGCCCTGCAGGCTCAGGCCATGCAGGCCCAGCAGGCGCAGTGTTGCTGCGATGTGAAGACGGCGATCCACGCGGAAGGCGAGGCCACCCGCGCGCTCATCAACGCCAACACTCTGCAGGAGCTGCGCGACAACCTGCAGGCGGCCCAGCTCCAGCTCGGCACGCTGTCGCAGACCAACACGCTGCTCTCGGCCATCAACAAGACTCCTGTGCCGGCGTATCTGACGTGCAGCCCGTATCAGTCGGGCTACAACCCCTACGCCGCGCAGGGCTGCGGAAGCTGCGGAGCCGGTTACGTCGCGTAACCAACTGACATACGCGTTATAACAGCGCCTGCGCCCGTCCGAGCCATGCGCCGGGCGGGCGCTGCAAATGGAAGGAGAAAATGAATAATGGAAGAAAGAATCAATGCACTCCGCTCCCGAGCGATTACGGCGCTCGAAAAGATGGAGCCGGAAAAAATGTCGGTGGACGAACTGGAGCGCTACGCCGCGCTGCTATGGAAGTTTACCCCGATAATGGGGATTGGCACCTTCAATATGCCGAAGAAGGAGGACTGACAATGGCCTGTAACTGCAATGTGAAAAACATTCACTACAAGAGCGCCCAGACCGCGTACAACAACGCCGACCAGACGTTTGCCGCGGCGGGATCGCAGGTGGCGATCCTCGGCAATCTGGGCACGGACACCGGATGCGCCATCACCACTCAGAGCGGCGGCTTCCGCGTCAACGCCCGAGGCATGTATCGCATCAGCTATGATGTGACCTACACGGCTACGGCGGCGGGCACGGGCATTGTGCAGCTCTACCGCGATTCCGTGGCGCTGCCTTGCGCCATTGCTCAGGACACCGTGACCGCAGCGGGCGTTAAGACCGCCCACGTCGAGACGGTGATCAGCCTCAACAGCTGCCCCAGCGTCAACCCGGTCATCTCCGCGCAGATCAGCGGCGTTGCCGGCGTGGTAAACCACGTCTGTGCAAGCATGGTCAAGCTGGCCTAAGGAGGCGCGGATATGAAGATCATCAAGCGCCTGAGCAACGACATCGCCGGCAACATCGAGGAGGCCCGCGGCAAAATCCGCACGGCCTACGACCTCAAGGCGGAGCATCCCGAGGCCGCCGCGTGGTATCGCGAGATGGCCGCGGCCCACATCAATTTCAACACCTCCGGCCACGCCGCCGTGAAAAAACTGATCGATGGCTACAAGGCCTCCGAGGAGTACAAGCGCAACCCCGCCTACGCAGACGGTATGATCACCGCGTGGGAAGCCATCCACAACGACCTCATCGCCAAGACCGCTGAGGTCAAAGCGATGATTGATGGCTGGAAATGAGCTATGGGTGGGGCAAAATCCCCACCCACTTTTCCACCCGTTTTGGTTCTGGATGTTCTTTTACCATGTACGATATAGCCATATTTTACAGATGTAATACGGCTATACTTGTAGCAATATGCACTATATTTGGAAATTCTGGCGGGTTCAAGTCCCGTCGACCGCACCAGCGAAACCACCGAGAAACATGGACTTTCTCGGTGGTTTATTTTTTTCTTCCACCCACTTTTCCACCCACTTGCGGCAAAAAGCGAGAAAACGCGTCATCAACAATATTTGCCGCGCGCACCATATCGCCGTTGACGGCGTGCCCATATACGCCGGACGTATCCATATCTTCGCTGTGTCCGATCATTGATTTCAGCAACGGCAGGGGAACGTCGTTTTGAACGACTGAGACGAACGTATGCCGTAATTCGTGCAGGCTGCATCCGAGGTCGTGCTGATTGCGGAAGGTGTCCCACATGGAGTACAGATGTGAGCTGTTCAGCATCTCGCCGTACTCGTCCGGAAAAACCCACGGAGAAATGATCGACATCCCGATCAGCATTTCGCGCTGCGCGTCCAGCTCCGCTTTCGCCGCGTCGGATAATGCAAATGACCTGCGCGCGTTATCGTTTTTTCCGGCTGTGATTTCCTGCTGCGCATTAACGCTCCGCTTGATCGTCACTACGCCGTCGACAATGTCCTCGTTTCTCAGGCCACACAATTCCCCACGGCGCAAGCCAGTGAGAACGAGGAAACGCCACGCGTGAATGAAAAAAGAGCGCTCTATGTGGCCCCAATGTATGATCGTATCCTCTGTAAACAGTGTCTTCAGCGCAACGGGCTGTAGGATTTTCCGATTTGCCTCCGGCGAGTCCTTGGTAATGGGCAGATCGCCGCGCTCAAGCAATTCGATTTCCCAGCGCTCACGCCGGGCAAAATTGACAAATGCGGAAATCGACAGCTTGATATTCTGCAATGATCGCCGCGACAATCCGTTTCTTTGTCCGGCGTCTATGCAGGCGCGCCACATGTTCGGCGTTATCTTAGACAGCCGCGTGTTTCCCAACTCCGGCAGCAGATATATTCGCCCCAGGTATTCGTGCTTTTTCCAGTTCGCCGTTCCGGTGCGCTGCTTCTGGTCTTCCAGAAACTGCGTCCACGCCGCTTCAAAGCGCATCTCCGTCGTGCCTTTTTCCAGCCATTCGTCCGCCTTGCCCTCTGCCTCGTGTTTGCCCTTGCGGCCCTTGATGGACGAGGTAAACGCCTTGCGCTTTCCATCGAGCTGCACTTTAACCTGCCAGTAGCCCTTAGACTCTATCCAGATGGCTTCGGCATGCCGTTTCACCGCCATATTCTTGCTCCTCTCAAATTTATGATTTTCTTTTGCGCCATTCCCGGTCAAGTATACGCTTCCATTCTCTTCTGCAGTCTTCGGAACATGTCAATGCTCCTTCGCGTGACACAAACTCCCTGCCGCATATTACGCAGGTAATGGGCACCTGTACGCGCAGCTTGCTCTGTCTGACCTTATCGCCGTACTTCGCGCGATATTCGCGCGAATAGACAAGATTGATTTCTCTGGCACGCTCCCGACGCACTTCTTCCGCGCAGTCCTTGCAATAGCGTTGGTTGCCGCTGTTTACAATGTACGGCTTCCCGCACTTTTCGCAAATCGCTTCACTCCCGATTTTCCGGAATTTTGCTTTTAATCCGCGGACATAATTACGCTGACAATCCGGGCATCGCGTCGAGCGCGTGAAAACAAGCGCAGGTTCTTCGCAGTCCTGGCAGATAATGGCGTGGGGCTTCCTCTCAGTTTTCGAGAGGCTGCTCATTCGCGGAGCAAGCTTCGCGCATTCATCGCTGCAATACTTTCTACGGTATTTCGGCAGCGGCGCACCACAAATAATGCAACCGCGTTTATACAATTCTGTCGACTCCATTGCCGTTCTCCTTTTCCTCGAAAAACGCGCAGAACCCGATGAACTGCGGCGATCCGAATCTTGCCACAAAGTCGTCGTCGCCCATTCGGCGGATGCAGACATAGTGCGTATTCGGCCAGCCGATGCGGTCATCGGGGCCGAGGTCGTCGCTGATGGAGACGTCCTCCGCAGCAAACGCGTCGCCGCAATAACCGAGATCGTGGCGCAGCTTATTGTAAGCCGCCGCAAGGCCGTCCTTCAGCTCGTCAACAGTACGATATTCGCGTATGGTCTTCATTGCTTCATCGAGAGTGCCTCTGTGGTCGCGATACAAAATCTTCATGCCTGTTCCTCCGTTTCAAAAATCCCCGCCGAAGCGGGGAGAATTAGTTAAAGGTTCCTTTTAATGTCCCAGAATCATAGAGATTATATATTGAGCGGTCTTTGTCCCAAACGGTCACGCCAAATTCAAAATTCTCCACCTCGGTATCGCTGAATTGAAAAACTACAAAAGACATTTCCCCCTTCGCTTTTTTTCCGGCAGAGATTAGCATACTTGCCGTAGAGGAAAGGTTTCTAACGTCCCAATTATCAATAGAATCAAATCCCATGTCTATTTCGATATTATAATCGCTGTTATTTTCAGCGATTACATCGAAAAAAATACAGAGTGATCCTTCATATTCCATAATTCGATAATCGGTAATTTCGAGCTTGTATTCGCCGGTATCGAGGACAACACACGGGAAATGATATACCTCTTCGGAATCGTCAGAAGCTTTCCGAGAATTCAGTTCCTCGGTTGCTGCTTCGATCAATGCTTTCAATTCTTCGTCTTTCATTGACGCAAAATCCATCGGTTCTGCAAAAGCGCTTGCTGCCATTGCAAGGATCAGGAACAACACAATGCCTGCTATAGCTTTCTTCATTTTATTCTTCCTCCTTCTTCACTGAAGCGGTGACGATCCGTCACCGCTTGCATCTCATCTTATCCATCCCACCGTCGGAACCATCCAGTCGATGAAAAACATCAGCACAATCAGCACAAACAGCCCCATCACGATGTACGAAATGGTCATCGCTATCCTTGCGCGCCGGCGCTCGTAGGCGATGGCCTCTTCGGCGCGCTCGTGCTCTTACGTGGCAATCCTTCCCCTGTGCTCGATCCGCTCGTCCTTTTCGTCCAGCCGCGCCTCCAGACCTGCGATCACGGCCTTGTACGCATCATCCGCGCCTCCGTCGGCCCCGTGCTCGTCCGCTCTGATCCCGGCCATCTCGTCCAGACTGCCGCCCAGACAGACGACCAGCTTGCGGATGATCTCGTAGCTCGCGGACTCATCGTCCAGCGCGGAGAAGTATTTTCCTATGGTTCCGATGGGGACGCCCGATTCATCCGCGATCTGCTGCTGCGTGTATCCCCTCGCTTCCTTCAGCTGTCGTAAGTACGCTGTCACCTTCTGTTCCAATGCACACGCCTCTTTTCAACCTTCTTATTCGATTCTTCTTGTGGGAAGAATAGTTTTCCATACAAAAAGTGAATTCTTCTCCGGTTCTTCTTGTGCGCTATTGTTCTTCTCGGGGTTTCGTGCGACTATATATATAGCAGATTATTACAACGGACGGAGGAAAAATCACGATGACAAACGCCATGCATGATCCTGTTTACCGCGGCCAGCTTGCGCGCAAACTCTCTCACGACGGGAGGTTCCAGGTAATCTTCGGTCACTACCCGGAATACCCGGAAATCTTCGAGTTTGTTTCAATCCCGACCAACGGCGGTAAGAGCATCCGCTATGTCAACCTTGACGCGCAACCCGGCGCGAAAATTTCCAAGCTGCTGGAACCTTAGTCCTCTTTGAATTCAGAGTCCACATCTACCGGAGCAGGAATCTTCTTGTTGAGGTTTCCCGCTTTGCGCATGAGACGCGCTACGCGTCCGGGCATCTGTCCATCTGTGCCGTCGTCTACGTATCCAAGCTCAATCGCCCTTTTGCACACGGCAATGGCGTTATCATAATCCTTCTGCTTCTCGTATATGATGGCGAGCCGTTTAAAGGTCGGGAAACTGACAATCCCTTTTGTGGGGCCGTCTGCTTCCGCCCAGCCGTTGGCAACGCGCACCTGCTGGATTTCTGCCTGTGATCGCTGGAACAGCTCCGCAAGGGCAATGTCCTGCTTGCATAGTTCGATGACCTCCGTCATCTGCGGGCTGTTCGGCAGACCGAGATTGTTGGCAATCGTATAACGCATGCCGATCTCGTCCACCAGCCGGTTATGCTCGTCAATAATCGCCTTCCACTTCAGATGGACGGTATTCCACGCCTCGGACTTGCGTAAGCGTTCCTGTTCTTCCAATTCCCACCGACGGCGGCTTTCTTCCATACTCTGCCGTTCGGCCCGCGCTTCGGCTTCAAGTCGACGAATTTCCGCTTCGGCCTCCTCCTGCTTCGACTGCCTTTCTCGATCAGCGATAACTTTTCCGGCAAAGAGGAAAACTCCGATTACTATGCATATCAGACCGCCTGCGCGCTGATCCGATCCCAGACCGCTTATACCGCTGATGACCAGTATTGCGGCGAATATGTACAGTTTCATCCGGTAACCGTCCTCTCAAGCTGCTGTAAGGGAGGGGCCTCGTTACTGCGCGAGGTCCGTCGATTCGCTTTCTACCGCCACGCTGTTCGCGTCATCCGTAATTTCTTTATCGGCTCTCGACTGCGCCCAGGCTTTGTCCTGCTTTGCCAGCGCTACGGATTGCACTCTTCTGATCTCGTGATCGACCACCAAGTCAATCAGCTCTCTGCCATGCTGATCGAGCTTGTCGTATTTGGCGGCGATTTTCATCGCAGCTGATGACGGAAGCCAGTCGTATTCAGTACCTATAATATAGTCCCCTGATACATTCAACGCATTCGCAATAGCTGTGATTCGACTTGAGTCCGGCTCACGCGTACCTGTTTCGTACCCAGTAATTGTGTTCTTGGCAACCCCTATCATTTCCGCTAATTGCAGTTGCGTATAGCCTTTTTCTAAGCGCGCCTTTTTTATGCGCTCTCCAACTGTCATTGTTTTCACCTCGATTCTATTATAACCGATATTCTGTTTTAAGTCAATAAAAAACATCGCATTTCGCGAACTTTTTTTTGCAAAACCTCTTGACAATATCGCAAATCGCGACTATAATATAATCACAAGGTCGCGATGCGCGACCCCTTAATAAAAGACTGGAGGTAAAATGATGTTCCCTAATCTGCTTGGACAAAAAGCCTTTCACAAAATGTCAAACGATGATATGGCTGCGGTGATCGGTGTAAGCCGCCCAACGTTCGAAAATAAGCTGGCAACCGGCAAATTCACCGTGCGAGAGATCAATGCTTACATTCGGCTTTTCAAAAAGCCCTATGACTATCTCTTCGCCACCGACGACGATCAGACGGCGTAAGCCCTGACGCGAAAGGAGAAAACCCCAAATGGAAGCAAAATCCGCAGTCTGGTCGGCGAAGAGCCGAACGGTGATCGAAGTCCAGTCCGCATACGGGAAGGGGACGGAAGCCGACCCGTCCCGTATCGTGACGGAGTACTGGTCGATGGAAGGAGAACTGCTGGCGCGGAATGACCCGCTCCGGGAGAACGATCAGGGGTGACGCTTCGCCTCAGCGTCCGCGCTGGCTGAGAGGATACTGTTATACAGCTCGTCGGTTTCATGGCGATCTATGTACCAGTCCTTGATGAGGCGCTCGACGGCGGCAATGAGCTTCGCGGCGGTGTCGCGGTCGATGTCGATGATGAGGTTGACGTCTTTCTCCATGTGCGCGCCGATGTTTCCGAGTTTGCGCAGCGCATCCAGGACAGACCATTGCAGGGGCGGAATCAGGGGCTTCAGCTGATTGATCTCGTCGTTGAGCGATCTGCCGGAAATCCCCCAGGCATCGCGAATCATCCCCTGAAGGCAACGGCGGCAGAGAGTAGCGGCCGCGCGCGGGCTGTCCTGAAGGATAGTGCAGGCCTCCTGATAGTCCGTGCGAATGGCCGCGGGGACATAATCCGGGACGTGCATATACGCGGCGCGCGGATAGATGTTGGCGATGAACGGATGATCGCCCCATTGGCGGGTAGCGGTTACTGACATCTCATGGCAGACGGAGCAGAAGAAAAATTCGAACTGAATCACGTCGCCGGCAGGAATGCAGTTGCCGATGGGATCTCGACGAATTTTCTCATGCGGCAGGAAAAGGCTGGTGTAAGTGGGAGGGAGCTTGCCAATTACAGTACCGCAGAAAGGACAGCGGAAAGAAGTCAAAGGAACAACCTCCAATCGAAGAATTGAGTAAAACGATTATAACACACGGAAAGAACGATGACAATGGTCAAGACCGCACATCTGACAAAAAGGAGGAAACCCCAATGCGTAACTACTACATCAGCAACTCCAACATCATCTACACCGAGCACGAAAAGACCCAGAGCGTGTGGCCGGGCTGCCAGTTCGAGCTGATCGGCTCCTTCCGCTCCCGCCGCGAGGCCGATGACTACTGCTTCCATCACGGCGTATACACCTGCGAGGGCAAGCGCATCTGACCAAGCCGAAACACCCGCGAGGGTGTCCGCCGGAACCGCCCAACCGGCGCTGACGATGGCAGGGCAAGCAATGACAGACAAAGGATGTGAAACTCAATGAAGAGAAAGCCCCAGACCCCCGCTCCCAAGGAGCGCCCGCTGACCCCCAGCGAGGCCATACTGGAGCATCTGGCCAAGCTGCCGGAAAAGGATCAGTATCTGGCTCTGGGCTTCGCGGCGGCGCTGAGAACCCGGCAGCCGAAGCAGAGCCAGAGCGCGTAAAGCCCGAAAGGAGATGCCCCTATGGCCAAGCCGTATGCCAAGCTGCGCGGGCTGATGGTGGAGCATGACGACACCCAGAGAGACCTTGCCCGGCTGCTGCTGCTCAGCCCGCAGTCCGTCTGCGACCGGATGTCCAACCGCGCCGAGTGGAAGCTCGGCGAGATGTACGCGGTGATGAATCACTACCGCGTGCCCCACGACCGCCTGAATCAGGTGTTCCCCATGAACGGAAAAAACGAGTAAAGGAGAGACCGACCATGCTGTTCGACATCGCCCAATGGCTGGGCATCCTATTCGGGGCCGCGTTCCTGATCTGGGTGACTCGCCCCGGAACGCCGGTCAGGCGCAAGCGCCATCCGTGGTTCGACCGGGCCTGAGCGCCCGGACATGGGAAAGCCAGTGCAGGAGCGGTTTTCACCTCCCGCTCCGCCCGGTGCGGCACCGGGATTTCCCACCAGCAACTTTATCGGCACCCGACTCACCATTACGACAGGGAAGGAGGACATGATGGGAAGAAAGCGCGCGGAGGATTCGACCTTTGTGGATGAGGCCAATGTCCTCTGCCCATTTTTCCGCGTCTCGCGCCGCAGAGAGGTCGGCTGCGAGGGATTTTCACCCGAGACTTACATGCGCGTCGGATTTCGCTCCGAGCAGCTGTGGGCGCAGCATCAGTGGCGCTACTGCTGCAAGGACTACACCGCGTGCCCGCTGTATCCACTCATCAACAACCAATATAGGGAGGACCCCCAATGAGCAAAAAGAAACGCGTCAAAATCAAGGCCTCGTCCTCGCTCCACGACAGCGAAACGGCCTTCAAACTTTACCACGCCTGCATGCGCCGTGAAGAGCTGCTGGCCCGTTCCTGCGAATTGCAGCAGCAGGGCCGCATGAATGCCGCGCATCTCGCCCTGGACTACGCCGAGCGCTGTGATCGGGAGATCGACGAGCTGGACAGAGAGATGAGGGAGGTCGCGCGGACATGCTGAAATGGATCAGCACCCGGGACATGAGCCGGGAGGACTGGCTCAAGGCCCGCAAGCAGGGTATCGGCGGCTCCGACGCCGCGGCCATCATGGAGGCCACCAAATTTGCCAGCCCCCTGTCCGTGTATCTGGACAAGCTCGACCTCGTGCCGGAAAAGCCCATGACCGAGGCCATGCAGCAGGGCATTGACTGCGAGGAGGTCGTCGCCCAGCGCTTCGCCCGGGAGACCGGGCTGAAGATCACCAAGTGCTACCGCATGTTCCGCTCCGAGGAACACCCCTTCATGCAGGCCAACATCGACCGCTGCGTGCTGGGAGACGGATTCATCGGTCTGGAGTGCAAGACCACCTCCGCCTGGAATCCCACCAGCTTCCGGGACGGCGACATCCAGCCCAACTACTACTGGCAGTGCCAGCACTACATGGCCGTCACCGGCGCGCCCTACTGGTATCTGGCCGTCATGGTCTTTTCCACAGGCTTTTACATCTTCCGCATCCAGCGCAATGACGAGCACATCGCCGAGCTGATCCGCCGGGAAACGGCCTTCTGGGACATGGTGCAGCGCCGGGAGCCCCCGCTGCCCACGGGCGTGGACGCGGATGAGCAGGCCGTCGCCCAGCTCAGCGGCACGGCCACCATCGATTCGCGCATCACCATCGACGACATGCGCGGCGATCTGGACACGCTACAGTTGCTCCAGACCGACGCGAAAAAGCTGGACGATAAGATCAGGGCTATCCAGCAGCAGCTCAAACTCCGCATGGGAGCCTACACCGAGGCCGACTGCGGACGCTTCTCTATCACCTACCGACCCCAGGAGACCACGCGCATCGACTCCAAGCGCCTCAAGGCCGAGGCCCCGGAGACCTGGCGCATGTACTCCACCACCACCAGCAGCCGCGTGCTGCGCATCAAGGAGGCATAATAATGGAGATCAAGACCCCCAACGTTCCCGCCACAAAGGAGCCCGCCGCGATGGCCAAAAAGAAGGCCTCCACCGCCAAGGACTACCTCACGTCCGCCAGCTTCAAGTCCCAGCTCCAGATGGCGCTGCCCAAGTTTTTCGACGCGGACCGCTTCGTCCGCTCCGCCCTCAGCGAGTTTCGCCTGAACCCGGAGCTGCAGGAGTGCAGCGTGCCCTCCGTGCTGGGCTACTACATGCAGGCGGCCATGTGCGGCCTCGAGCCGTCCTCCGTCCTCGGCCAGTGCTACCCGGTGCCATTTAGAAACAAAAAGACCGGCCAGAAGGAGTGCCAGTTCATACTGGGCTACCGCGGTATGGCCTCTCTAGCCCGCCGCTCCGGCGACGTACTCTCCATCGACGCCCACGTCGTCCACGCCAAGGACGACTTCCAGCTCACCTACGGCCTGCATCAGGATTTGCACCACGTCCCCGATCTGGGCGACGACCCCGGTCCCATGACCGGCGTGTACTGCGTGGTCACCTTCAAGGACGGCTCCACCCAGTTTTCCTACATGACCAAGTCGCAGGTGGACAAGATTCGCCGCCGCAGCAAAACCTCCGGCTCCGGCCCGTGGGTCACGGACTACGAGGAGATGGCCAAAAAGACCGTCTTCCGCCAGGTCTTCAAGTGGTTGCCCATCTCCATCGAGGCGGGCACGGCCACCGCCTCGGACGAAAACGTGGTCAACTACCGGCCCGCGCCCGACGCGGAATCCCCGGAGGACTCGCTGGAGATCGACTTCGTCGCCGCCCAGCCCGAGGAGGAGGCCGACAATGCTGACGTGTGACGCCTGCACCTGCTGCCGAGACTGCAGCGCGTGCGTGAGAAAGGAGTGCGAGCATGGCTGTGCCAAGCCGAACGGACATCCCCGTGGGACGGAATAACGCCGTCACCCGAATGGCGCTGGCAGGGCGCTGGGACATGCCCGACCGCAAGGTGCGCAGACAGATCGCCCGCTTCCGGGAGGACGACAGCGACGGCATGATCGTCGTCTCCTCCTCCCGCGGGCGCGGCTACTACCGCACCAGTGACCCCGATGAAATCCGCGCCTTTATCGGTGACACCTCCGCCCGCATCCGCAGCCTGTCGAGGCTCCTGATCTGTGCGCGGAGGGCGCTCAAGCGGGCGAACGGGCAGATGGAGATGGAAATCGAAAAGGAGGTTATGTAATGCCGTATTTTATGCCCTGCCCCTTTTGTGGAGCGAGAACGCCGATTGTGCGCCTTGAAACAGACATTTCTGATTTCACTCTGGAGAACCCGGATCACGTATGCCGCGTGAAATGCGCCCTCTGCGGAGCACAGGGGCCGACTTTCAGCGACAAGGATTATCACAATGATTTCGAGGAGCTTGCGCGTGAAGCATGGAACATGCGCACCCCAACGGACTGATCCATGCCAAGACCCCAGAAAGCGGGGGTAGAGTACTTTCCGCTTGACGTCGAAAACGACGACAAGCTTGATCTAATCGAGGCGGAATTTGGGCTGACAGGGTTTGCGGTAATCGTCAAGCTTTATCAACGCATCTACAAGCTTGGTTATTACTGTGAATGGAATGACGAGGTTGCCTTGCTGTTCGGGAAGCGTCTAGGGACGGGTGGCAAGGCCGTTTCGGAAATAGTGTCCGCCGCGATCCGAAGGTCGCTGTTTGACGAGGAAATCTACAAAAAGTACGGCGTTTTGACGAGCAGAGGCATCCAGAAACGCTACTTCGAGATTGTCGCCCGTCGAAGAAATGTAGAGGTCGAACAGCGCTACCTTCTGGTTTCCCGCGAGCTCATCCCCGTAAATGTCAACATCATGTATGCAGAAACCCCGGTTAATGTCAACACCATGCAGGCAGAAACACAGGAAAATGCATACAGAAGTACACAAAGTAAAGTAAAGGAAAGTAAAGTAAAGGAAAGCAAAGTACTGCTGCATGAGCGCCCCCTCGCGGCGGCGGCAGTGGAGACAGATCAGCGCCCTGATTTCAACACCGTCGAGGCCTACGCCTCGGGCAATCTCCGCTATCTGTCTCCGGGCAACATGGAGGAGCTTGCATCCTTTGCCGAGGACTTTCCGGCGGACATGCTCCGCTACGCCATCGACCTCGCCGTCGGAGCGGGAAAGCCCACCTGGAATTACGTGCGCGGCATACTGCGCAGCTGGCAGTCCAAAGGCTTTAAGACCATCGGCGACGCGCGGAACGAGGAGCGCCCGGCGCAGACCTCTCGCAGCCCGTATCCGGCGAAGCCCAACCCCGCCCTGCAATACGAGCAGCGCGCCCACACCGAAAGCGACTACAGCGACCTGTACCTCGATCTGGACAAGCTCTACGGAGAAGGAGGCGACGGCAAATGACCAGCGCAGAAATGATCCTGCGCCGCCAGGTGCGCGACAGCATCTCAATCCTGCGCGGCGAGCTGACCGCCCAGCAGCGCAGGACGCTCCTCGGCCAGACCCACAGCGACCCGGAGGCCGCGTGGAAGGACCTGAACACAATCATGCGAAGGAGGAAGCGGCATGAAGCTCACCCTGACGCTCTGGGGCGCGCCCAGAACGAAAAAGAACAGCCAGTCGATACGTTGTAACCCCCGAACGGGAAGACGCTTTATCAGCCCCTCAGAGGCTTACAGGGCCTACGAGGCGGACTGCCTGAGGCAGATACCCGGAAAGGCCTGCCAGCGAATCGACCTGCCGGTGAACGTGCGCTGCGTGTACTACATGCCCACCCGGCGCAGGGTCGATCTGACCAACCTGCTGGAGGCCACGGACGATCTCCTCGTCCGGGCGGGCGTGCTGGCGGACGACAACAGCCAGATCGTCGCCGCCCACGACGGAAGCCGCGTGCGGCTCGACCGGGAAAACCCGCGAGTGGAGATCGAGATTGTCTCGATGACGGAGGGAATGTAATGGGCGCAAAGATTGACATGATCGGCAGGCGCTACAACCACTGGACGGTGATCGCCGAAGCGGAACCCAGCCCGAGCGGAAGAATCCGATACATGTGCCGCTGCGACTGCGGATTTGAAAAAATAATCCACGGTGAAACGCTCCGTTACGGGCATACGCATATGTGCGCCGGATGCGCAGTCAAAGAGCAGCGAGCCAATAAACAAAGCAGAAAAGCGCTCAAAGGTGAAACGCGCGTCTCCGACGCCCCACCGGCGGCGGTCTACGTCCCCACGCTTGGCCCGCGATACTACCTGATGCGAGGCCGGCAGGCCTATGGCCTCTCCGTCGCGGAAATGGCGCAGAAGCTCGAAATCTCCCCGCTGCTGCTGGGCTGGCTGGAGCAGGACGACAAGACCGTCACCCATCCCAAGATCGTCGAGCGCATCGCCAAGGCCTACGGCCTGACCGAGGAGCAGTGCGTGGGCATGCTTCCGAAAAACTACCGCCCCGGGCATGACTACGATCCTGACCGATACGCCCTGCCGGAAGAGGTGCTCAGCAATTTTACGGTCATGCCCGGATATGTCCGGGTGTGGGAATGAGAGGAAATGGATGAGAGCGGCCCTGAGCCGAGGTGAAAAGAAATGGAGAAGATCCGACTGGACTTGCGATGAACCGCATTGACATGGAATAGCACGGCGATGCAACGCAATGAATCGAATTGAAACGAAAAGGAACGGATTGGATACGACATGAACCGAAAAGGATAAGATTGGATACGACATGAATCGAGAAGGAACGGAGGGGAAAAGACGCGCGTGGAAAAGGATATGAGATGTACTGAGAAGCAATGAATTGCAACGGAAGGGATGGGAGTGGCTAAGAGCCGAGGTGAAAAGATCAGACTTGCGAGGGATTTGCACTGCACTGATACGAATTGCAATGGAAAGGAATAGCTCTGCATAGCTGCGATATGAAATAGCGCGGGGCCAAACAATTGAGGAGGAAAAAAACATGAAGGAACTGAGAATCAGGATCACTCTGACGGAAGAAGCCCTGGGCATGATGCCCGCGAACCCTGAAATCTACCGCGACTACATCGCCAGCAACGCGCCCGACGCGGCGAAGTTGGCGGAGGAGATCGAAGAAAACGGCGTGGACGCGATGGTGGAGAGCGGAACCACCGTTTTCCCGAGGCTGGAGGACGGCCGCCCGTTCTTCTGGGACTATCAGATTCGGGGCATGTTCAAGGATTCCATCGGCATGCTCCGCCGGGTGCCGGGTACGGCGTGCAGCAAGCTCAAGGCCTACAAAAAGTTCGTCGACGGTCTGATTTTTGTCCGGGAGCGCAAAATCCCCGTGGAGGTGTGCGGCGAGATGGGCAATTGTCAGCGCTCGCTGCGAACGGACGGCCCGACGGGCAGCCGCACCGCGCTGGCCAGCAGCGAGACCGTTCCGGCGGGGAGCACGATGACGATGACGATTGTGATGCTGACGGACGAGCTGGAGGCGGCCGTCAAAGAGTGCCTGGACTATGGCGCGCTGCGCGGCCTCGGCCAGTGGCGCAATTCCGGCAAAGGCCGCTTCGCGTGGGAGGAAGTATGCTGAACCAGATCATCAAGGCGGTGCTCATCGCCTACATTTTCCTGATCGGCGGCATTGCCGGTTACAACCTTGCCCTGCTGGGCTTCGGCCTGCGGAGCTTCGACGACGAGTTTGAGGATGAGGCAGAAGATGATTGACAAAACCCTGCGCAAGGCCACGGCGCAACGCTGCGGAGATGTGATCGCAATCCACATGGTGGGCGGCGGGGACTGCCTGTGGCTGAACATGTACCTTGACGAGGCGACTGGGCAGATGACCTGTGACAGCGATATTGGCAGTTATGCCTATCACTGGGGAGGACTCTGCGGCAGGAGCGAACCTGCGACGGAATTCTGGTGCCGATGGCTGTCCTGCCAGGAGTGGCTGCTGCGCAAGTGCTGCGGTGAGCGACACGCCGAGAAGAAATTTGATCGAGATGCAACTATTGGAAATCTGCGCTTGCTGCTGATGGAAGGCAAAGAAGAGGATGAGGACGCGCAATGGGAAGTTGAGCGCGTGCTGGAAGCTTCTGAAGGCTATGACACGTATAGCGAGTTTGCGGCGGCGCTAAATGTGGCAGCAGAGATGCGGAAGTTTGACTTGCCGGACGAATGGTGGAACTGCATGGTGGAGCGTTACACGCCCTGGCAGTTGCGCTTCGCGGAAATTTGCCGAGAGGTGATCGTCCCGGCGATTCGGGCGATGGTGGAAAAGGAGGATGTGGAGAATGGACAGGATCGCGACGTGTAGCGTCATACGGGGCAACGGCGGCGTGGAGGCCTACGTCAATGGAGTGGTCTCCGAGGAGCTGCGCCGCCAGAACGCCATCCGGGAGGCGGAGGAAGCCGCCCTGCGGGCGGAGCTGGCCGTGACCCGAGCGCGGCGCAACCGGCTGCTGGCCGATGACCTGCGGATGCGGCGAACCGTGCGGAAGCGCCCGCTGCGCCAGCGCGTGCGGGACAGGATCGCGGACGGATGGGCGTGGGTGATGGGGTGCATCGTGACGTACCCCAAGCTGATCAAAATGTGGAGGGAATAAGCATGAAAGAAGTCAAGCAGTACAAATGCGAGCATTGCGGCACGCTTTATGCGAACAAGGCCGAGTGCGAAGCCTGTGAGAAACAGCACGCAATTCCGCGTGAAATCGCCGCGGTGCATCACAGGCCGAAGGGCGTATGCGCGGTGTATCCTCCGAGGATCGACGTTGTTTTTGACAACGGAGCAGTCCGACACTACGAGATGAGGCGGTGACAGAGCATGATCCACGACAGCTGCGAAGGATGCAGACACAACCTCGGCGGCGGATGCTGCCGGATCAACGAGGAGGCCGAGTGCGGGGCCGGAGACAGGGAGCTGTGGGAAAATGAGAAAGAGGTCTGAGCTGCGGACGTACTACTATTCCGCCGTCACACCGGAGATGCGGATGCTTAACGGAGCAATCCGATCCGCAATACGTGAAGAGGCGCTGATGTTAGAGATCAAAGATCATCTGAAGGGCGAAGGATATAACGAGGTGTGTATTCTGTCCGTGTGGACGCTGGATTGAGGAGGGATGACAATGGCACAGTTTGTTGAGGTCATGAAACAGGCGCGGAGGATATGTCTTGAACATCCGGGCGATTGTCATGAATGCCCGCTGTATGATGATGAGTGGTCGGGCTGCCGGTTTGATCTCACCGAAGAGTATCTTTACGACGATACCACGGAGCGCATCGTGTTGAAATGGGCGGAAGAGCACCCCGAGCCGGTATATCCGAACTGGAAAGAGGCGTGGAAGAAACTGTTTCCAAATGCACGCGAGGTTCCGTGTCCTCGGAAGTACTTTGACGAGGGCTGTTTCCCGATCTTTATCTGCGCAGAGCATGATTGTGACCGTTGCAAAGCCCTGCAGATGGATCCGGAGATCGCGGAGAAGCTTGGGATCAGGCCGATTGAGATCAAAAAGCCGGTCAGCTGCAGAACGTGCAAATATAGCGACAAATCCGTGTGGCAAGCGCCGTGCTTGGCATGCAAGCGTGCGCATGGCGATTGTTACCCTGCCCAGCGAGAGGATGAAAATGATGCCGAAGTACATTAACGCTGAAGCGCTCAAAAAGGCTGTAAGCGCGTATTGCGATAGCCTGAAGCCGCGAGCTTTCGGATTACTGGCGGATGTGATTATCCACGACGTGCTTGAAATCATCGACAAGGCCCCTGTCGCTGACGTGGTGCAGGTTGTCAGGTGCAGGGACTGCTGCATGCACGACAGCTGCTACAGCGAAGAAGTCTTTGAATTTGCCGGAATGACTGATGGCTTTTGCTGCATCGGAAAGAGGTGGAGTAACAATGCTTGACCGCGAAAAACAGCCGACCGGGCTGATGCACACTGGGGAGCAGCTCCGCAAGCTGCTCCTGGAATACCCTGAGCTGCCGCTGCTCGTATTTGCCAAGGATAGCGCAAACAGTGGCGACTATTACGAAATGAGCTGTACGGATATTTCCGCAGAAGTTGGCGAATTTCTGGACTGCCAGCAGGGATACAACGATTGCTACTGCTTTACCGACCGAGATGAATTCCGCGACGAAATCGCCGAAAATATATTTTACGAACAGGAGATCACGGATGAGGAACTGGAACGGGAAACGGAGCGGATATTTGCCGAGTATGAACCTTATTGGAAACCGTGCATCATCATGACGGTGGGGAATTGAAAGGAGGTACGATGATGCTCGAAATACGTCCAATCACACTTAGAGCAGCAAGCGCCTACATCAATGCATATCACCGTCATCACCGTGCAACGGTTGGATGCAAGTTTGCGATAGGGTGCTTTGACGGCGAGACGATGGTCGGGTGCGCGGTGTGCGGACGGCCTGTTTCGCGCATACTGGACGATGGCCTGACGCTTGAGGTCAATCGCGTATGCACCGATGGCACCCGCAATGCATGCTCAATGCTATACGGTGCGGCATGCCGGATTGCGAAGGCGATGGGATACCGAAAAGTAGTCACCTATACATTGCAATCCGAAAACGGTGCATCGCTGAAAGCCAGCAATTTTGTTTGTGAGGGGCTGGCAGGTGGGGAAAGATGGACGGGAACGCGCGGAAGTGGCCAGAATTTGCCGTGCGAAATGAAAATCAGGTATGTAAGGAGGCTATAAAGTGAGATCATCTGAAGAGATCAAGAAGGGGCTGGAGTACTGCTCCGAAAAAGCGAAAAGAAAGACAAAATGCTCTGAATGCATCTATTTCAACGACCCACGCGGATGGTGCTCAACGGCAATTACGAGAGACGCTCTTGCCTACATCCAGCAGCTCGAAGCGCAGCAGCCGCGCTGGATCAGCGTCGGGGAGCGGCTGCCGGAGGACGATGGATACTTCTTGTGCAACCGTAACGACGGCTCGCCGGATGTTGTCTGCATGTACTATGGTGATGGAGATTTTCTTACGCCAGAGCCTGAATTGAACAACATTTCTCACGTTATCACCCACTGGATGCCGCTGCCGCAGTCGCCGGAGGAGGAATGAGCATGAACAATGAAGTAATGTTTTCCAGCAAAACATGCGAATGGGAAACGCCGCAGGCATTCTTCGACGCGCTGAACGACGAGTTTCACTTTGATTTGGACGTGTGCGCCACAGCGGAGAACGCAAAGTGCCCGCAATATTTCACCAAGGAACAAGACGGACTTTCTCAGCAATGGCACGGTCGATGCTGGATGAATCCGCCGTATGGGCGTGAAATCGGCAAGTGGGTGCGTAGGGCTTATGAAAGCGCTATGACGGGTGGGTGTCAGCTCGTGTGCTGCCTGCTCCCGGCGCGGACAGATACGGCGTGGTGGCACGACTACTGCATGAATGGAGAAATCCGGTTCGTGCGCGGTCGTCTGAAATTTGGAGGTAGCAGAAACAGCGCTCCTTTCCCCAGTGCGGTTGTGATATTTAAGAAGGAAGGTTGATACAATGGGTGATCTGATCAGCCGTGAAACAGCGGTAGCGATCCTGCGGGCAAAAGCAGACATGTCGATTGGAGAGGTTAAGGACGCAGCCTCATTTTTCCACCATTGCGCCAACATGATCGAGAAACTTCCCGCCGTGGAAGTGAAGATCGACGGAAACACTTCCGACGGCTACCACACCTTCAACGAGCTGTACCACCATCGCGCAGTGCTGTTCTCAGTAATTGTAAAAGCGTTCCCGGAGCGGGCATGGAAGTCCAGAAAGCATCACGACGGTACGATGTACGACGGGATGTTTATCGTGGGAATCGACACGCCGCAGGGGCAGGCTACTTATCATTACGACGTTGATCCGTATTGGGAGATGTTCGCTTGCCGGGAACTTGACCGTGCGCCGGAATGGGACGGACATACGCCTGCAGAGGCAATCGCTCGAATCGGCGCGTTGGAACCGGTGCGACATGGGAGGTGTGAATTTTGCAGTAGAGGTAAACCGATAAAGGAATTTACCATACTTCAGGATTGCGAATTGCAATATGGGACAAGCATTATGGCGAACTATTGCCCGTTATGCGGCGCGAAAATTGATGGAGGCGATGAAAAATGAATACTTTGGACGCATTTGTGATGGGCGAAGCGAACCGCGGCAAAGAGACGATGGTCTTTGACTGGGACAAGGCCGCGCGGCTGATTGCGCAGAGGAAGCCTCGGATTGCGATGGCTGGGCTGCGCGGGGACTGGGAATTTACCGGCGGCGTGATCTACGAGAACGGGAAGCTGATCACTAATGAGTACACCTATCTTGCGTCCACGTGGGCCGTACCGGAGCTTGACATGGACGGGGATATCGTCGAATGCTATAAGATGGAGGCTGAAACGCCGAAGTGGGATGCGTATACCAAATGGCCCAAGAGCGCTGTGGAAATCTATAGGGAGGCGATTGAAGAATGACCGCCATCTGGATCGCAATCGGTGTCGTCGCCGCGCTGGGCGTTGCGACGGTGTACGCCTGCATCGTCGCCGGGAGCGACGCGGATGACCTATCCGAGCGGTGGAAAGAGTCGAGACGTAAGGAGGAGGATGAATGAATGCTGATGCAGCAGATCATCGGCGCGGACGGGGTCATCCGCACGAAGCTGGATATCGCAATCCAGCGCTTGAGATCCTTCGAACCGCCGGAGGGCTACTATCTCGCATTCTCCGGCGGAAAAGACAGTCAGTGTATCTATCACCTCGCAAAGATGGCAGGCGTAAAATTCGACGCTCATTACAATGTGACCAGCGTCGACCCCCCGGAGCTTATCTATTTCATCCGTGAGCATTATCCCGACGTGATCTTTGATTACCCAAGAGACGAGGACGGCAAGCGGATCACCATGTGGAATCTCATTGTCAAAAATAAAATGCCGCCCACGCGGCTCGCGAGATACTGCTGCCAATCGCTCAAGGAATCTCAGGGCAAAGGACGAATCACAGTCACGGGCGTTCGCTGGGCTGAATCGACGCGGAGAAGAGCCAATCAGGATGTCGTAAACATCCAGAACAAGCCCAAATCAACGCAGAAACTCGCCGAGGACGTTGGAGCAAGTTATCGGCTGAGCAAAAACAAGGGCGTAATCCTCAATGATGACAACGACCCGAGCCGCAGAATGGTCGAGCAGTGCTACCGCACGCAGAAGACGCTGGTCAATCCCATTGTGAACTGGGAGGACGATGACGTCTGGGAATTTTTGAACGGCGTTGCAAAAGTGCCGCACTGCTGCCTGTACGACGAGGGGTTTCCGCGCATTGGCTGTATCGGCTGTCCGCTGGCGAGTGCAAAGCAGCAAAAGAAACAATTTGCACGTTACCCAAAATTCCGCGAGGCGTATGTCCGAGCGTTTGACCGTATGATAAAAAAACGTAAAGAAGACGGACTGCCGACCACTTGGGAAACCGCCGAGGACGTCATGTCCTGGTGGGTAGGAGCGCCTGAAAACAAGAAAGATAAGGAGGATGAAAAGTGATCAAAATCGAACACGTCGAAACCTTTGGCTGGGAAACGGCCGTGCGCGGCATGCGCAATCCGCTGAACAGTTGGGAGAAGTCGGACAGCCTTAGCTATGAGGATGATGAAGGCGCTACGATCGACTATTTGTATAACGTCGGGCGCAAAGACAAAGAGCTGATGACGACGCTCGTCAAGGCCGGAACCGATCACAGTAAATTCCTACGCATGATCGGAATTAGCATGGACATTACCAGCCATCAGGTTTGGTGGGCAGAGTTTGACACCTACAAGGTCGGCACCGTCAGAAATTCATGCTCAAAGATGCATACGATTCACATCAAATCCTTTGAGCCCGGCGATTTCAGCCACGAGGGCATCGACGAGGTTGGCGGAACGACGAAGGCGCAGTTCATGAACACTCTGGCGGAGCTTGAGCATCTTCGGGTGCTGTTTAATGAGACGAAGGAAAAGAAGTACTGGCGAGCAATCATTGAACTGCTCCCGAGCGGGTACAATATACGAGCCACCGTAACTCTGAACTATGCCGTTGCCCGGAACCAGTATCACGCCCGGAAGAACCACAAGCTGGACGAATGGCATGACTACTGCAAAATGCTTGAGGCGCTGCCCCTCTCCAACCTGATTACGATGGAGGCGCAGAAGGAATGAGCCACAGCAGCATTCCCAGCCGCAACCCAAGTGGCTGCCTCGATCTCACGGCTCGAGATGCACTTGTAGCGGTGCAAAAATCGCGGGAAGAAGTCGATCTGCGGACGCAGCAGGTCATACACACCCTCAAAAAATGCATTGATCTGTGCGGCTACGATCTGCTGAATCGAATCGAACTGCGCGACCGGGAAACAGGGAGGATTTACAGATGAGCGAGTTTGCAAAAAAAGAGGCCCCGCCGCGGACAGAGCTGAACGCCCTCGAAATCCACGGCATTGAGTTTATTGCCGGGCTGGACGCGCAGATTGCGAAATTTGCGGAGGCGCTGAGGCCGAGGCTGAAAAGCCTGCCCAACGGCTGGCGGGATTTCCGGCTGGCGCAGAATCTCATCGCAAAGGCGCTGGACGGCCTCTACGCGACCATGCCCACCAAGACGCTGCTCAAGTTCCAGCGCCTCAACGAGATCGGCGAGGTCATCCTGCGCCCCAAGCCCGCGGTGCGCAAGGGCCAGTACATGCAGATCGTGGACAACGACGACCTCAAGCTTCTCATCAACAAATCCATCGAGCACGAGTGCGCCATCTGCATGCGCAGGGGCGGCGAAGTCCGCTCCTGCCCGCTGCGCCGGGCACTCATGAGCATCTGCCCGCCAGAGGAACTGGTCAAGGACGGCTCCTGCAACTATCAGGCCGTGGCCGCCGGGAACGAGTTTGGAGAATACATATGATGATTTTTGGGGAAAGGTTAAAAGAACTGCGCGAATCTCAGGGGATATCGCAATCTGAATTGGCTCGCAGAATTGGAGTTTCCAGAAGTGCGATTTGCAATTATGAAAACGGACGGAGAGAAAAGCCGTCGGCCCCTGTGGTTTACGCCATAGCAGAGGCATTAAATGTTACGCCGAAAGATTTTGAAGGGAGCGTGAATACTGTGGAACTGTGCAGTCCGGACGTTTTTGATTTCATCAAGCAAGAGCTGAAGAAACAAAAAAGCAGCAAGCGAGCGCTTGCAGAATATCTCAACGTTTTTGAATCATCCTTAAACGCTGCCTTCAGACGCAAAAGCTACAGCTTTTTGATTAAGGACGACCGAATTGTGAAAACGGCTTCATTTCTGCAAATTCGTGCATCGGACTTGCTCGGCAAAGTGATTTCTGGCGAAAATGATTCGCAGCAGGCAGCGGCGGAATCAGATGCGGTAACCTTCAACGGCTATCAGAACCTCGCGCGGCGCACCCAGAACGGCAGGCTGAACCCCTGCGAGCGCCGGATGCACGCGCTCCACGGCTTGGCCAGCGAGGTCGGAGAAATCCACGCGCTGTATCAGAAGGTCTTTCAGGGGCATCCGCTGAACACGGACAGGGTCGTGGACGAGCTGGGCGACCTTCTCTGGTTTGCCGCGGAGCTGGCCGACGTGCTGGGCGTGAGCCTCGAGACGGTGGCGGTTCTCAACATCCGCAAGCTCCAGCGCCGCTACCCGGAGGGGTTTGACGTGGAACATTCCCTGCATCGGGAGGAGGAATAAAATGGCGGCCAGCAAGCGCGGCGTAAATCTGGACGGCTGGGACGTGACCTGGGACGAGTATAAGGAGCTGGACTACTTCTGCCGGCAGTACCATCGCAAAAAGCAGGAGGCGGAGAACCTGCTGACGCTGCGCGTCTCCACGCCGCAGCCGGTCGTCGCCGCCGATGGAAGCGCGGATTTCCCGGGCAGGGGCGGCGGAGGCGTGTCCGATCCCGTGGCCGCAATGGCCGAAAAGCGGGAGCGCCTGCTCCGGGATGTGCGGCTCATCGACCGGGCGGCAAAGCTCGCCGGGGCCGAGCTGGCTCCGTGGCTACTGCGGGCCGTGACCCGCAAGGACGGCGTGACCCGCATCATCGCCGACGGATGCCCATGCAGCGAGCGCTCCTTTTACCGCATGCGCCGGAGGTTTTTCTACGTGCTCCGGGAGCTGCGCAACAGCGACGCGGCGTAAAGTTGGCAGTGCGGTGCAGTACTTCTGTGGTATACTTTCAGCGTGGACAGGTCGGTGATGCGGCCTGTCCTCTCTCTTTGCCGATTTTGGCGTGCGCCGGGGTCTTTCCTCCTCTCCGGCTGCGGGAGCGTCCGTTTTTATTGCAGGCTGGGGGCAGGGCGCGGTTTCGGTGGGAGGGTATGGAGGCAAAAACACGACGCATGGATTGCCATATAGCGGAGCCATGCCTTTTTATATCCGTCCGTATCTCCGACTTTTACGGACGAATATACGGTGAAAAGAGGTGACGGGCTTTGGCCGAACGCGACGCAAGGGGACGTTTTGTTAAAGGCAACAAGATACATGGAAAGGGCGCAGGACGGCCAAGGCTGTCCGATGAAGACCGAACGCGCATTAACGACCTTGGAAAAAAGGGACTGGACAAACTGGAAGAGCTGATGATGGGAAAAGAGACAGACCCGGCGGTACAGGCGCGCGTGGCGATTTTCTGCGTTGAAAAAGCCTTTGGAAAGGCAAAGCAGGAAGTCGAGACGGTTGCGCCGGAGGGCGGCGCGCCGAATATCATTGTGCGCAGGTGCGGCGATGAATGTTGATTTCAACGCGCTGTTCTGCGATGACGCTTTCGGGACGGTGCTGAATGACTTTCTGGACGAGGGACACGCGGAATACTGGCTTGCAGGCGGGCGCGGCTCCACAAAATCCAGCTTTATTTCGCTGCTGATCGCCATCGGCATTGTGGATGACGAGTATGCGAACGCTATTATTTACAGACGCGTTGGGAACACGCTGAAGGACAGCGTGTATTCTCAAATGATTTGGGCGTTTGATGTTCTTGGGCTTTCGCCATATTGTAGATTCCGACGTTCGCCGCTGGAGATTGAATATCGGCGGCCGGACGGGATTGTTCAACGCGTGCTGTTTCGCGGTGCGGACGACCCAATGAAATCCAAGTCTATCAAACTGACGCATGGTTATTTCAAGTATTTATGGTTTGAAGAGCTGGCGGAATATCGCAGTATGGAGGACGTGCGAACCATCAAGCAATCCGTGTTTCGCGGCGTGGAGAGAGCCGTAACATTTTACAGCTACAACCCTCCGAAATCGGCGCAGTGCTGGGTGAACGCCGAGGCACTGAAGCCACGCGAAGACAGGCTAGTGCATTACAGCAATTACCTGCAGGTAGTTCGAAAACATCGCAGTTGGCTGGCGGACGCGTTTATTGCCGAGGCTGAAGCCGTCAGAGCCACCAACGAGCGCGCCTACCGCAACGAGTACCTGGGCGAGGTCACAGGCACCGGCGGCAATGTGTTCGATAACTTGGAGCTGCGGGAGATCGGCGACGAAGAGATCGGCGCTCTTGAGACCTTTTACAACGGTCTCGACTTCGGCTTTGCCACCGACCCGGACGCGTTCACTCGCTGGGCCTACAGCCGCAGGACGCGCAGGCTGTATGCCGTCGCCGAGTACTACGGCTCCCACACCAACATCGACACGCTAGCAGAAAAGGTCGCCGCGCTGGCAGGGCGGGAGATCGTGCGCTGCGACAGCGCCGATCCGCGGATGATATCCGAGCTGAAGCGGCGCGGCGTGACCGCCGTTGGCGTGCGCAAGGGCGCGGGCAGCGTGGAGCACGGCATGCGATGGCTGGAGGACTTGGGCGCAATCGCAGTCGACCCGCGGCGAACGCCCAACATCGCCCGGGAATTCCAGAAATACGAATATTTGCAGGACAAGAACGGGAATTTCCTGCCCGCGTATCCGGACAAGGACAACCACTGCCTGACCGGAGACACGCTGGTATGCACCGTGGACGGCGAAAAGCGCATCGACGAGCTGGTCGGGCAGACCGGCGCGGTGATCTGCTACGACGAGGAAAACGGGCGAGCGGCGACGGCTCGCTTTTTTGACGTCCGGCAGACGGGCGTGGAGGAAATATACGAAATCGAGCTGGAGGACGGTCGAATCCTCCGAGCGAGCGGCGAGCACCCGATCCTGACCCGGCGCGGATGGGTTTCGGCGCGTCAGATTGCGGAGGACGATGAAATTTTGGAGGTAAAATGGCACGGAAATACGGCTTACCATACCAGGGGAGCAAAAACGCGATTGCAGACTGGGTGATCGAGCACCTGCCCGGGAGCGGATCGCTGGTCGATCTGTTCTGCGGGGGCTGCGCGGTGACACATGCGGCGCTGCTGTCCGGGAAATGGGATCGGATCATTGCCAACGATCTTCACGGTGACGCGCCGCAACTGTTTTTAGATGCAATTTCAGGAAAATATACGACAGAGACCGAGAAACGATGGATTTCCAGAGAGGATTTTTACCGGCTAAAGGATACGGACGCTTATGTGCGGCTGTGCTGGTCGTTCGGGAACAATGGTGATGCATATTTATACGCGAAGGAAATCGAGCCGTTCAAGAAGCGCATGCACGAGCTTGTTTTCGCGGATACAGTCGCCGGACGCATGAGTGCATGGCGGGCCTTTGTGGCGGAATTCAATCGTCTGAATCGGGACATGGATGTGCTGAGCGGGAAGGCGCGACAGCTATGCGCGGAATGCGGCGCGGCCACAGTTGAACGCGCGGATGGAAGTATTGACGCAGAGAATACCCGCAAGAGCGTATTTCGTGCGCATTCGAAAGAAATCCGCGAATATTTGCGCGCGGCTCTGCGGGACAGCGAAAAGCGCGCCAGCGATGTAGACAGATTGCTGGGAACCAACGGTATGGCTGGGCATTATTTTGGCGAAAGCCAATGGGCGCTGCCGACAGAAGAAGCCTACGAGAAGATGAAAACCATCATACCGGGGCTGACGATTCCCTGGGCGATGTTGAATGAGAAACTGAACACATTGGAGATTCTGCAAAGCCTGCAAAGCCTGCAAAGACTGCAAAGACTGCAAAGCCTGCAAAGCCTGCAAAGACTGCAAAGACTGCAAGGGCTGCAAGTTTCTGGACTTGATTATCGTGATGTGAAGATCCCGGGAGACGCAGTGGTGTACTGCGATATTCCATATAACTGCACCGCAGACAACTACGGCGTGCGGTTTGACCGAGCGGCATTTCTGGACTGGGCGGATGTACAGACCGCGCCAATCATCATTTCCGAGTATTGTATCGATGATGATCGTTTTACAATGCTAGCAGAAATTGAAAAGCGACAATTAATGCAAGGAGCAAAACATCAGAAAAAGGTGACGGAGCGCCTGTATTGCCCAAAACGTCAGGCAGACGAAATTCGGGCGTGGCTGACCCTTCAGGAGAAAATGGCGATATGAGCGAAGACGAAAAATACGTGCGCGTGAAGGCCATGAAGCGCAGATCGGCTGAACCCGTGTATAACATGGAGGTCGAGCGTTTCCACAATTTCGCTGTCAACGGCGGGCTGATTGTGCATAACTGCATCGACTCCTCACGCTATGCGCTGGAGCCGGAAATCGGGCGCAGAGTCGCAACGACGCGCTCGGACATCTACTAAGCAAGAGGTGACAACATGATTACACGCGCCAAGCGCTATCTGGACGAGGCCGGCATGCCCTCTCCGGCCATGCTGCGCAGCGTGCTGGCGGAGCATCTGGCCGAGGCTCCCCGGCTGGGCAGACTGGCGGGCTACTACCGGGGCGACAGCGAGATTACCCGCCGCGTCCGGCAGAAGGGCCTGCCCAACAACCGCATCGCCCATCCCTACGCGCGCTACATCGTCTCCGTGGCCACGGGCTATCTCATCGGACAGCCCGTGAATTACTCCGTGGACGGCGGCGAAGACGCGCTGCAGCCCGTCACGGACGCGTATAGCAAGTGCTCTATTTCCTCCATCGACGCGGAGAACGCCCGCCACGCCTCCATCTACGGACGCGGCGTGGAATACGTGCATGTGTCGGAAAACGACGAGGGACAGGTGCTTCCCTGCGTGGCGGCGCTGTCCCCGGAGCAGGCTTTTGTCGTCTACGACGACGATTACCACAACACGCCGCTCTTTGGCGTGTACTATGCCAAGGACACCACCGAAGAGGGCAATCAGGACGGCTGGCGCGTGTATCTCATGGGCGACCGGAGCGTCCGGGAGTGCCACATGACCGATCTATCGGCCAGCGCGGTCACGGTCGTCGGCGAGACCCAGCATTATTTCGGCGGCGTGCCCATGATCGAGTACTGGAACGACGAGGACGAGCGCGGCGACTTCGAGTGGGTGCTGCCGCTCATCGACGCATACGACAAGCTCCAGTCCGACCGCGTCAACGACAAAGAACAGTTTGTGGACAAGCTGCTGCTGCTCACCGGCTGTACCCTCGAGGACGACGAGCGGGGCCGCCCGCCGTGGCAGCAGCTCCGGGAGGACAAGGCACTCTGCCTGCCCGACCTGCAAGCCAAGGCCGAGTATCTTCAGGGCGCGCTCACCGAGAGCGACGTGGAGGTGCTTCGGACGGCGCTTGTGGCGGACATCCACAAGATGAGCATGATTCCTGACTTGTCCGACCGGGAGTTCGCCTCCAACGCCTCCGGCGTGGCCATGAAATACAAGCTCTGGGGCCTTGAGCAGATGACCAATGTCAAGCAGCAGTGGTTTATAGAGGGCCTGAAGACGCGCCTGAAGCTCTTCGCCAATTTTTGCAAGGTGCAGGGGCATCCGGCGCTCAACGTGGACGACGTGAAGATCACCATGACCCGCGCCATGCCCGCGAACCTCGTGGAAAACGCCCAGATGGCCCAGTACGCCGAGGCCGCCGGAGCCGCCAGCACCGAGACCAAGGTGCGCATGCTCCATGCGGCGGACGGCTGGACGGACGAGATGGTGCGCGACGAGGTGGAAAAGATCAGAGGCGACGAGCCGACGCAGAACATCGACGACATACTGAGCGACGCAGCTGCGCCGGGAGATGAATAATCATGCTCTCGGAGCGTCAACTTGAGGCGCTGCTGAAGCTGTATCAGGATCGCATGCAGGCGGTCACGGACGAGTACCTGCGCCTGATGGGGGAGCACCTCCGGGACATGGGGAGCCTGTCGCCCACGGACGTCCATCGGCTCAAGGAGCTCAGGCGCGTCGGGGCGAACGTCAAGCGGATGAAGCGCGAGATCGCCAAGGCCGCGAACATCAGCGTGAAGGACTTGGAAAAGACCTTTCGCGCCGTTGCAGAGAGCGACGAGCAGTTCGCCGCCCAGTGGTTTGCCGAGGTCTATGTCGCTCCGGTCAAGGGCGCAGCGCAGGCTTCCAAGCCCATCGAGCGCATCATCAAGGCGCAGCTTCGCGTGACGGCGCAGGCATTCAAAAATTTGTCCCAGACCACGATCCTTTCGGAAAGCTACCGCTCGGCGGTGGATGTGGCCGTGCAGACGGTGCAGGCGGGCGTTGTGGACTACCGCAGCGCCATCCGGGCAACCATGAAAAAGGCGGCCGTGGACGGGCTGCGCGTCAAGTATCCATCCGGCGCTTCCCGGCGGCTGGACACGGCGGTGCGGCAGAACGTCCTCGATGGCGTGCGGGCGCTGAACAACGACATCCTGCGCCAGCTCGGAAAGGAGTACGGCGCGGACGGCGTGGAGATTTCGGCGCATTACCTGTGCGCGGAGGATCACCTGCCCTATCAGGGACGGCAGTTCAGCCAAAAGGAGTTCGACGCGCTTCAGGCGCGGCTGGATCGCCCTTTCGGCATGTGGAACTGCAAGCACACCATCTTTCCCATCATCCTCGGCGTGTCCGAACCGGCCCACAGCGACAGGGAGCTGGAGGAGATCAACCGCAACAGCTCCAAGCGCATCGACATCGGTGGCAGGTCACTGAGCCGATACGAGTGGACGCAGGAGCAGCGGAAGATCGAGACCGCCGTCCGCGCCCAGAAGGACATCGCGAATCTCGCCAAGGTCAGCGGCGACGACGTCGCCCGCCGGGATGCTCAGGCGAAGATCAACGCCCTGATGGATCGATACGACAGGATCACCGAGGCCGCCGGGCTGGAGACCGACTACAAGAGAATGTATGTGGCGGGATTCCGGCAGGTGAAGGCAGAGGAGCCGTTGAAAAATCCGGCAGAAAATGTTATAATTCAGGTAGCCGGGCAGACCGTCAACACGAAGATGCGCGAGCAGAAGCAGCAGGAGCATATCATCGGCTCGAAGGCGTTTGACCGGCGTACAGAAGCCGCCATCACAAAGGGGAGCGGCTTCCCGTCTGGATTTATGGCTGGAACAGATGTTCAGGCGCTTGTCATGGCCCACATGGGGAAAGGCACGCCTGACATTGGAAAGAGCGGAGCCATTTCCGAATACTTTGATGCTGATGGTGTAGTCGGATGGACATATGAAAGAAACACGGGAACATACGTGCTGACCCGACGAGTTTGTGTAAGATATAGCAAAACTGGCTGGCATGCATTTCCTGTTGAGGAGGTATAACCATGCCGTACAAGTTAAACAGAGATGCGCAGATCCTTGCAGACATTCAGGATTCCAGCAAGGGCAGATGGGTACGTATCTACTGCAAAGATGGCGAGGTTTTCGAAGGCTATGTTGATTGCTGGACATGGACAACCTTCGGCGATGATGAAGATGCGGATGCACTGGCGTTTGTTCGTCGTGATGGCGCTCACTATACCGTTGCCGGCGCGGAAATCGACCACTTCGAAGTGTTGGAAGCAAGATAAAAGATAAAAGCAGACCGCCAAGCGCAAGCGAGGCGGTTTTTCTATGCCATGAACAAGGAGGAAGCAACATGAAACTGTCCATTCTTGGCACTGAATACGAGGTCATCCGCAAGAATTACGCGGACGATTCGTATTTCGAGGCCCACGACTGCAACGCCTATTGTGACAAGCTCGGCAAGCAGCTCGTCATCTGCTCCGCGGACACGCATCCGGCGTTTGCCGACGATGATGATTTTGCCCGCGCGATGTGCGAAAAGGCGACGCTTCGCCATGAGATCGTCCATGCGTTTCTGTTTGAGAGCGGCCTCGACAGCAGCTCCGGCCGGATCACCAACATGGGCTGGGCCGAAAATGAGGAAATGATCGACTGGATCGCCCTTCAGGCCCCCAAGCTGCATGCGGCCTTTGAGGCTGCGGACGCGCTTTAACTCAATAAACCCCAACGGCATTGAGCCGCCGGCGGTGCTGCGCTCAAATCTATGATTTGACCGCAGCAGTCTGCAAAGCAGACCCGGAAGACCTGCAGGTCTTCCGGCCTTTGAGAGCCGATCACTCTCCCGGCGGCTTTTGCATACCCTTTTCCGCCCTGATCAAGCGGAAAAGACCTCAAAAAATTAAGCCGGACGCAACGGCCTAAACTGCGGAAGAGCCGACGGGCGATAAACGGAAAGGAGAAACCAGCCATGAAAAACGTGAAGGACATTTACCCAATCAACCTCCAGCTCTTCGGAGAGGAAAGCGGCGCTGATCCCAACGTGGGCAGTGAAAATGCCGCCCAGACCACGGAAGAGCAGGCCGAGAGCAAGCCCCGCATGTACACGGAGGAAGAGGTCAAGGCGAAGCTCGACCATCACATGGCGCAGTATCGCAAAAGCGAATCCAAGCGCATCGAGCAGGCCCGCGAAGAGGCCCGCAGCGAGGCTGAGAAGCTCGCCAAGATGAACGAGGCCCAGCGCGCCGAGCATGAGCGCCAGCGCGTGGAACAGGCAGCCAAGGATCGCGAGGCCGCTATCGCCCAGCGCGAAGCGGAACTCAACCGCCGCGAGCTGCGTGCCACGGCCATTGAAGACCTCCGCAAGCGCGGCCTGCCAACGAGCCTTGAAATCGTGCTCAACTACACGGATGCGGACGCGTGCCATACCTCCATCGACACGGTGGAAAAGGCGTTTCGCGAGGCCGTGCAGCAGGGCGTGGACGAGCGCCTGCGCCAGAGCGGCGTGACGGTGCGCGCCGGCAATGCGCCGGACTACGCGAAGATGTCCGACGCGGAATACTACGCAGCCACCTACAAGACCGGCGGCCAGAAGTGACCGCCGCAACCAGAAGAAAGGAATGAAACCATATGGCCAATGAATTTATTACCCTCCAGACTATCGCAAGACGCGCCCTGCCCCGCCTGATCGAGAACCTCGTGTTCCCGAATCTGTGCTATCGCGACTTCTCCGGGGACTTTTCCGACCTCGGCGATACCATCCAGGTGCGCAAGCCCAACGTCCTCGAAGCCAAGGATTTTAACGAGGCCTCCGGCGTGGAATATCAGGACATGAAGGAGACCAGCGTCCTCGTCAAGCTGGACAAGCTGGCGACCGTGGACGCGAAGGCCTCCGCCATCGAAACCGCCGTGAACATCTCCGATCTCGACCGCGTGTTCATCGAGCCTGCGGCGGTGGCGCTGGCCGAGAGGATCAACGCCGACGGCCTCGCCCTCTACAAGGACGTGCCCTACGCCGTCGGCACTGCCAGCACTACGCCCGATTCCCTCGCGGCGTTTGCCGAGGCCCGCAAGATGCTCAACGTCAACAAGGCCCCTGTCAGCGGTCGCGTCGGCGTGTGGAGCCCCGAGGCCGACGCGAAATTTACCCAGATTCCCGCGCTCGTCAACGCGGAGAAGTCCGGAACGACTCAGGCGCTGCGCGAAGGCTCCATCGGCCGCGTGTACGGCATCGACAACTACATGGCGCAGGGCGTGCAGACTCACGCCTCCGGCATCACCGCGCAGGAGGGCGTAAAGCTGTCCGCCAGCGCCGCCGCAGGCTCTACCACCATCGGCCTGACCGGCACCACGCTGACCGGCAAGCTGGTCAAGGGCGACGTGCTGACCATCCTCGGCGGCACCTATGTGGTCACTGAGGACACCGCCGCCGCAGCCTCCAACGCCATCTCCGGTGTCAAGATTTATCCGGCGCTGAAGAAGTCCGGCACCACCAGCACCAACGTCACCATCGCCGCCAGCCATGCGGCCAACCTCGTGTTCTGCCCGATGGCATTTGCCTATGTCACCCGTCCGCTCATCGATCCCGACGGTCAGGGCGTGCAGAGCTACGTCACCAGCTACAACGGCATCTCCCTCCGCGTTACGAAGGGCTATGACCAGAAGTACAAGCGCTCCACCTACTCGATGGACGTGCTTTACGGCTACAAGACCATCTACCCGGAGCTGGCCGTCCGCGTGATGGGCTAAGGCCGTGGCGATCAACGCGGAGCATGTGCGCGAGCGCCTGACCGCGTACATCTACCCGAGACGACCGGCGACGGACGAGCAGGAGGCCGCGTTTCTCAAGGCCGTGCAGGTGCAGGCGGAGTATGAGGAGCGCAACGAGGCGCTGAGCATGCCGGGAGGCGTCGCCAGCGCCTCCAACGACGGCGTTTCCGTCACCTTCCGCTCCGACCGAGCGGAGACGGCGGAATACACCGTCGCTTCGATCTGCCCTGCGGCCTATGCGTATCTTTTTAACGCGGGCTTGATCCGGCATACGCTGCCCGTGGCGAGGAGGCTGTGAGCGATGATCCCATTTGGCAATCGAGCGGTCACGCTGCTGCATAAGACGGCGGACGGCTATCAGGCCGTCGCATTGACGGGGTGCAGCTGGCAGGACGCGGCGGCGCAGACGATGGGCGACAAATCCGTGACGCGAACCGCGGAGACCACGTGCAGGATACCCGCCGTGCAGCAGAAGCCCGCGCCGGGCGATCTGCTGGTGCTGGGCGAAGCGGAGCTGGCGGCGAGAAACGAAGTGGAGCTGATCCGCCTGCGGGAAGCCCTGCTGAAGAGCGGCAAAGCGGCCTTTCGCGCCCAGCGCGTCAGCGACAACAGCCGGATGGGCCTCTTGCCCCATTACGCGGCCAGCGGGGAGTGATGCAGTGTGAACATACGCATCGAGCTGGCAGAATTTAACATCAATGCGGCGCGCAACAGAACGAAGGTCATAAATGACTGGGGCCTTTGGATGTTTGCGGCGACAGAGTGGCATCGACTGTATATGCCTTATATTCCATTTGACACGGGAACGCTTGCTAATACCGTGGTGATTTCGCCAGGCTGCATTAATCACACTGCTCCCTATGCTCACTATCAATACGCCGGCAAGGTATACGGCCCTAACTACCCCGTTACCGAGAGCGGGCGCGTCGTAGGCTATTATTCGCCGCCAATAAAGCGTCCCACGGGACGGGCGCTGCAATACCATCGTAATCCATTGGCATCAAAGAAATGGGACAAAAAGGCCGAGGCTACGCAGAAGCCCAAGCTGATTTCCTCTTTGCAGCGCTATATCAATTCTGGGAGGCTGAATCTCAATGGCTAAGAGCATCCATGACGCGCTCTGGAAGTGGTTCGCGGGATGTGCATCCATTGCACAGCTCTTTTTCAACTTTTCCAGCACCGACGACGGCGACACGGCCATCGCCACCTCCGGCGATACCCTGCTGGAGGACTACATCGACGGCAGCCAGCGGCGGCGCTACGCCTTCGAGCTGATTCGATTTCTGCCCGTCTCCTTCGCCGCCAACGACGACAGCAACGTCGCCATGATGGACGATGTGGAGAGCATCATCGAGTGGGTGCGTCGGCAGAACGACGACGGGGCCTTCCCGGATTTCCCGGAGGGATGCGTCGTGGAGAGCGTCGGCGTGCTGGAAGAAAGCGTCGGCTATGTGGCCGCGCAGGACGAAAACACGGCGAAGTACATGATCCCATTCGCCGTCGACTATGTGAAAGGATGATTTAACTTGCCTGAAAAGAAGATTACGAAAAATCAGGTAATCCCGTTTATGGATACGTCTGAAACGATTGGCAGCGATTGGGTGCCGACGTGGAAGCGCATCGACAAATCCACGATCTTTGACCTCGCGTTTAACCCGCAGTCGGAAAGCGTGGACTACATCTCGATGGAAGCGGCCGTCGAGGAGGTCTCCAGCTATCAGCCGGAGCTTCCGCAGGAGATCGCGCTCTATCGCGGCAATGTCATCTACGACTTTGTGGAAAAGCTGTGCATCAACCTCCCGGTCGGCGACAGCGTGAAGGTGCCTGTGCTGCTCTGCTGGCCGCCGAAGCCCAAGAGCAGCGGCACCGGCGATGACATCCAGGCATGGCAGGTCAAGGAATGCCGCCTGCTGCTGACCAACTACAACAGCGTGGACGGCAAGATTACGTTTACGCTGAAGCTGGGCGGCACCATCGAAAAGGGCACCGCCACCATTACCGAGGGCGCTCCGACGTTCTCCGCCGCCGCGTAACCCATGCCGCGCCCGAATCTGGCGCAGGACGCGCCCCCTACCGCCATCACGGTCGGGGGCGCTGACTATACTGTCAACGTCGATTTTCGGGTGTGGATCGACGTGCTGCGGCTGCTGCGCGATCTGATTTCCACACCCGCAACGGTCGAGCAGGCCATGCATAACGCCGAGGTGATCGGCGAGATGGAGAGGGCCGTGTTCGGCGATCTGATTCCCCAGCCCGCGGCGGACGTGCTGTCCGCGGTGATCGACTTTTCCCGGGGCTATCCCGAGCCACCCGTCGAGGCCGGCGAGAGCGCCCAGCCGACGTATTCCTTCGACTGGGACTTGAACTACATCATCATTGCGATTCAAAACCAGTTCGGCGTCGATCTCTCCTACCGGCGGACGGAGCCGTTTCACTGGTGGGAGTTCCTGCTGTACTTTCGGGCGCTGGCCGGGAACCACTACATACTGCGTCTGATGGAAATCCGTGGCTATGACGGCAAGGACAGCGATCTCAAGCGTCAGGCCCAGCGCTACGCCCTGCCACGGGAGACCACGGCGGAGGATCAGGCGATGCTCGACGCGTTTGACGAGCTGTTTTATAACTCCTGAGAGGAGGGAAAATTTTGGCTGAGAATGGTCTAAAAATACGCATTAATGGCGACGCTAGCGATTTCGAAAAAGTACTATCAGGGCTAAAAGGCAAAACGAAAGCCGGTCTCGCCGACATCAAGGCCGGCATCGACATGACCACGCAGGCCGTCGGCAAACTGGTGGAGGTGGCCTCCAAGGGCGTGAATTACAACGCCACACTCGAGCAGTATCGCACCTCCTTTGAGGTCATGACCGGCTCGGCGGAAAAAGCCGCGGACGTGGTCGAGCGCCTCAGGACGATGGGCGCGGAAACGCCCTTTGAAACGACCGACCTCGTCCAGGTCACCCAGCTGCTCATGCAGTACGGCTTTACCGCCGACGACGCAATCGAAAAGATGAGCATGCTCGGCGACATCGCTCAGGGCAACAAGGAGGCGATGGTCTCCATCGCCACCGGCTACGCCCAGATGAGCAGCGCCGGAAAGGTCAACCTGCAGGACATCAAGCAGATGATAAACGTTTGTCACGTCGCGTAGAAATACGCGGATGAAAATCCCGGTGTATCGGGGAAGGCTAAACTTGATTATTGGAGGGATATATGCTATAATAAATGCGGAGGTGTAAAATAGATGATTAACGCCAAAACATTTTATGTTTACGAATGGTATATCGTTGAAACCGGAGAAATCTTCTATGTCGGGAAAGGCTCTGGCAATCGCGCGACTTCGATGAAGGACAGAAACGACGAGTTTAAGCGCATTCGCAAGACGAAAGAATGTGCTTATAGAATCGTTCGAGAATTCGATACCGACGAGGCAGCGCTGGCATATGAGATGGAATACGGGTGTAAGCTGAAAAGCCTCGGACAAGCGCAAGCGTGTCATGAATTTGGCGGCAAGGGCAAATTCGTTGACGAAACTACACTTGCAAAGATGAAGCCGACGCAATTTAGAAAGAGGCATGAACCGTGGAATAAGGGCAATCAAATGGATGATGCCTACAAAGCACGGTGCCGGGCTTGTAAACTCGGAACAAAGCAGAGTGAGGAAACAAGGCGCAAGCGTTCTGAAAAGCTCATGAATCACCCGGTTTCAAACGATGTTCGTAAACGCATAGCAGAATCCAGAAAAAAGTCGATTTCCGTTATTGACATACAGACAAACACGGAAAAGATTTATGACTGCATTCAGTCCTTCGCGGCTGAATGCGGCGTGACGCAATCCGCGTTATCCAGAGTCGTCAAGAGCGGAAAAACCTACAGAGGACGATACATAATCAAGCAAGTTAATCCCGAGGGCGTGTGAATCGGACACGTCCGTAACGCATAGGCGATGAGCGCTATGAGAGCAATAATTCGCCCATGAGCCCGGGACACCTGACCAGCCAATGAAGCAGCCGAAAGGTTGCTTTTTTGTTGGGCTGAAGGTGAAAAGATATGCTGACCTCGCGGGAAACCGCGAGAAGCGTGGGATAAAAAGCCCGCGCGATAACACTTGAAACGGCGGATTTAATCCCCTGCAGGAGATCTCCGAGCGCACCGGCGAGAGCATGGCCTCTCTGTATGACCGCATCAGCAAGGGTAAGATGGCCGTCAGCGAGATCACCGACAGTATGCGCTACGCCACCAGCGAGGGCGGCAAATTCTTCCAGTCGATGGAGAAACAGTCCAAAACGCTGAACGGCCAGCTTTCCACGCTGAAGGACAACGCCATGCAGCTGCTTGGAAGCATCACGGAGGACATGTCGGAAGACCTCGCCTCCCAAATGCTCCCGATGGTAAACAACATCGTCGGCGAATTGCAGACCGCATTTGACGATGGCGGCTATCAGGGCCTTTTGGACACGGCCACGGACATGCTTCCCGATCTGCTGGGCATGATGACGGGCAGACTTCAGGACGCGATTTCCGGCCTGTCTAGATGGCTCCCGCAGGGTGTCAGCGCGATTATGTCCACGCTGCCCAGTGCGATCAAGGGCGCGTCAGCGATGCTCCCTCAGATCACCACGGCGCTGTTTGATACTGCGTCTATGGTGGTTTATGACCTAATTAACATGCTGCCGGAGCTGATTCCGGCGCTGCTGAATGGCATCGGGAACATGGCAAAATCGCTCGCGGAAGGTGCGCTACATATGTTTGTCAGCGTGTTTGACGGTGTTCGCGATACGATTAAGCACCTGAATCAGGAATTTATCGCGGATGGCGTTGATACGGACGCGCTGAAGAACCTCGATTTTAAGATGGACGTGGATGTGGACACGAGCGCGGCCACATCCAAAATTGCAACGGCCTACGACACGATCCGCGAAGCATTGCAGACGGATTTGCTAACAGATGAGCAGAAGGACGAGATCATGAGCATGCTCGGCGAGGACGCTGATGCCATCAAGAGTAAGCTCATGGAATTCGGGCTTTCCGAACCTGAGGCGCAGAGCATTGCGGACACGATCAGCAGCGGCGGGGCAACGATTGCGGAGGCGCTGAATGGGCTTAATCTGGGCGTTGATGCCGGAACGGTCGCGAAATGGTTTGTCCAGGCGAAAGGCAGTAATGTGGCGCTGAGACATTTCGCCGAAATGGCCGGGCTGGACGATGATGATGTTGACGCTATCATCGGCGTTTACAATGAGGCGAACGGCAGGCTGGCGGATGAAACGCCGAGCGTCGCCGAGACGATCTACGACGCGCTGACGGACGGGCTTGCAGACGACGAGGAGACGGTCTCCGGGCTTAAGGCCAAGGTCGAAGCATGGGCGACCGACCGCATGACCGACATAGAAGAGGGCTATAACGCAGCCCTTAAAAAGCTCGACCCCACCGCACCTGATTATGAAGCGAAAGTCGCGGAGCTGACCGCACAGTACGAGCAGGCCAAGAAGGACGTGCAGACGATCAAAAACGACTCGCTGGAGGTCGTTGACGCACTCGCCGGGCAATCCACAAAGGCCGTTCAGGCGGCTTATCAGGATATTGCAGACCTCGAAACGGAGATTAACGGTCTGGAAGAGCGTATAGCCGCGATGAAGGGCGAGGCGCTGTCCGCAGCGGAAAATGCCTACAAGGTTGTGACCGCCGGAGGCAAGGCCGACGACGCTACTATCAGCATGGCGGTCAGCCTGAAATTCAACGAGTTTAAGGTCGACGAGCAGGCGGCGCAGGATGAATACGACAAGACAATCGCCGAGCTGAACGAGCAGTTTTCGAATCGCGACATATCGAAGGAACAATACGACGCCGGCGTTCTGGAGGCGGAGACAACGCGAAGCGACGCTGTAAATGCTGCAAAGGAAGCATACGAGCAGGCTTGGGCGGCAATTATCCGGGGCATTGCAGAATCCGAGGGCAATGCGGCGGCGTTTGATGATGACACGATTATCAAAGCGCGCGCGGCGGAGATCGTGAAGCAAATGTTTGACGCGATCTCCGAGGGTGGCTTAGAAGCCGTTACGCCGGAGCAGAAACAGGCCGTTTCCGAAATGTTGACGAGCATTTTCGGCGGTGAAGCGTATTCCGTCGAGATGATGGACTTCCGAGGCCTCGGCCTTGTGCTGTCAGAGGCCTACGCGAATCTCCTTGATGACATAGACACGTCCGTTATATCCGGCAAGGCGCAGGAGGTTTGGGCAAATGCGCTGGATGAGGGCATATTGGCCGGAACAGATTTCGACGTGACGGAAAAGTCCGACGCTGTGGCGGCGCTGATGAGCAATGTTTACAGCGGCGCATCCACGGAAGTCAACGAAGCGGCGAAGTCGCTTATCGAAGAAGCCACTGACAACATGGATGACGCGGACGGAGCGAAAAAAGCTGGACAGGATACTGCGGCAGGCCTCAAAGCCGGGCTTTCGAGCGCGGTGAGCACCGCAAGGGATATGGGTAAAATGGCCGGTAGTGCTTTTGCCAGCGGATACCGGCAGACGATGCAAATCCAGTCGCCGTCGAAGGTCATGAAGCGCCTTGGCCGCTACACCGGCGAGGGCCTCGAAATCGGCCTGAACGAGTCGATGGCGCGCGCGGTGCGCGTGGCGAACACCATGCTGGGCGGCCTGACTACCTCGGCAGACCTGACGCGAATGACCAACGTCAACATGCCGGAGCTGCGGCAGGAGATTTCCATCGCCGCCGAGCAGAACAAGGTGCCAGTCAACATCGACGGTCGAAAGGTCGCGGAAATCCAAGGGCAGAATAATGCGTCGCAGCTCGCGTGGCTGCGCGCGAGAGACGCAAGGGGGTATGGGCAGCGATGAAAGCAGTCGGAAGCGCAAACGCGTGGCTGGAATATGCGGGCCACAAAAACACGGAATACGGCGTGGAGATGCTGTCCATGCCCACGCGGCCGCATCCGGCCCGCAAGGGCGATCTGATCGACGTTCCGGGGCGCAATGGCAAGCTCTTCATGGACGAGGGCGTGTATGACCGTGTCCTCGTCTCCGTCCGGGTGATCGCCGTGGACGGCAACATGGACGCGGTCAACGGCTGGCTGTCCGGCAGGGGTCTGCTGCGCTTCGGCGACGACCCGACCCGCGCCTACAACGCCTCCGTGACCAAGGAGTTCAGCGTCAGCAACCGCAATTCCCGCCTTCGCGGGCAGGAGTTTACCGTTGTGTTCGACTGCGAGCCCTTCCGCTACGTCTATCCCGCGCCCGCCGCGCAGGAGATCACCACCTCCGGCGGGACGATCACCAATCCCGGCACCGTGTTTTCTCAGCCAGAGATCAAACTGACGGGCAGCGGCGACATCACGCTGGTGGTCAACGGTTATTCCGTCGAGGCGCGGAGCCTGACGGATGGGGCCGTCATCGACTGCGAGCTGATGGAGACGTTCAATCTGGCCAAGACCGCGTCGCTCAACAGCAGCTTTGTGATGGACGAGTTCCCGGTGCTGCGGCCCGGGGCGAATATCATCACGTGGACGGGCAGCGTGACCAAGGTTGAGATCACGCCGCGATGGAGGTATCTATGATCAACATCTACCCGGCAGACGCCGAGGACTTTTCCACGCTCGGTTTGGCCGTGCTTCAGCCCACGGAATGCACCGTGGAGGAAAAGGCCGGCGGCCTGATGGAGCTGGAGATGAAGCATCCCGTGGACGACGATCTGAAATGGACGTACCTGCAAAACGGATGCATCATCAAGGCCCCATGCGCCGTGCGGGAAGCGCCCATTGTGCGCATCCTCGACAACGTGCCCAGCGGAGCCACGCAGACCGTCACCCGCGCCATCTACAAGGTGCGAACCAACACCGGCGCGCGCCTGAGACTGCGGGCGAAGCCCAGCACCTCGGCCAAGATCATCCGCGCCTACAAGGTCGGGACGGAGGTCGTGCAGCTCTCCAAGTCCGGCGACTGGTCGCGCGTCGTCATCAAGAGCGGCGGCGCGACGGGCTGGATGTACAGCCAGTATCTCAAATTCGACCGCAACGAGACGGAGACCGTCAAGGGCGACAGCGACCAGCCCAGCACCGTCATCGAGAGCAAACAGACGCGGGATCAGCTCTTCCGCATCTATTCCGTGGGGCGCGACGCGGAGACGGGCATGGTGGAGGTCAAGGCCTCCCACATATTCTACGACCTGTCCGGCGTGATCTGTACCAGAGACTATCAGCCAGAAAACGTCGCCGCCGACACGGTTCTGAGCACCATTCTGGCCAGCGCCAGCGCCGAGCATGGCTTTACCTTCCATTGCAAGGTCACTAAGGCGATTTCCGGCGACTACACCGGCGCATCCATCGTCAAGGCGCTGCTCGACCCGGACATTGGCATCGTGCCCCAGACCGGCGCGCGGATCATCCGCGACAACTACGACGTGTATATCCTGCCGGACGAGGTCATGGATCGCGGCATGGAGATTCGGCATCGCAAAAACCTTCTGGGCGCTGTGTTGACGGTGGATGTGTCCGGCGTGGTGACGCGCATCCGGCCCGTGGGCAAGGACAAGGACGGCAACCGTCTGCTCATCCCGGAGAATAACGGATGGGTGGAAAGCGCCAACAAGGGCCTCTACCCCACCAGCCGGGACGCGGAGATCGAATACGACGTGAGCGTCTCCACGGCCAAGGACGCGCAGTTCAAGAATAACGCGGCGGCCCGGGCCGAGCTGAAGCGCCTCGCCCAGCAGGATTTTGCGGACGGCATGGACGCGGCTGCGGTGAGCCTCGACGTGCAGCTCGCGGCGCTGGAAAACTCGGCGGAATACGCGGACTACGCGCCGCTGCTTACGGTGTTTTTGTATGACAGCGTGCGCGTCATAGCCTCCTACGTGGGCATCAACGCCAAGCTCCGCGTCAACGGCTATGTCTACGACTGCCTGCTGAAGCGCTATCAGGACGTGTATGTGGGCGACATCTCGGAGCTTGAGCAGACCACCTATGGCTATGAGATCGCCGACGGCAGCGTATCCGGCGTGAAGCTCCTGCCGGGCAGCGTCAACGCCAACAGCGTCATGCGAAATGCCACCATCGGCTACGCCAAGATCGCTCAGGCGGCCATTGAGCAGCTGGCGGCGGACAGCATTGTGGCCATCCGGGCGGACATCCATGAGATCGTGGCGGGCAGCGTGACGACGGATCAGCTGTATGCCGACCTCGCCAGACTGGCCGTGGCGCAGATCACCACGGCGAACATCAAGGAGGCCAACATTGACTGGGCGCAGATCGCCGAGCTGACGGCGCAGATCGCGAATATCTCCAAGGCGCAGATCACCACCGCGAACATCAATGCGGCCAATATCAACTGGGCGCAGATCACGTCCCTGTCTGCGGCCATCGCGGACATCGCGACGGCCAAGATCGGCGAAGCGGAGATCAAGTCGGCGCAGATCACCGATCTGGAGGCGGAAGTCGCGCGCATTGCGGCGGCGAAGATTGCCGTGGCGGACATCGACTGGGCGCATATCAAGGACTTGGTGGCGGGCACGGCCATCTTTACCGCGGGCGTGGGCGACAAGCTGCATATCGCGCGGCTGGCCGTCACCGAGGCGAATATGGTCAGCCTGAGCGTGGGCGAGCTGCTGGTCAAGGGGCAGGACGGCTCGTTTTACTCCGTGTCCGTGGACGCGGATGGGAACATCGTCACCGAGAAAAAGCAGGTCGTGAACAGCGACGTGAAAGACCTATCCATCAATGCCGGGGAGAAGATCATCGAGGGCACGGTCACGGCGGCATGTCTCAATGCCAACGACATCTTTGCCAACAACGCGACCATCAAGCAGCTCATCGCGGCCAACATCGACGTGGACACGCTGTTCGCTCGGGAAGCGACTATAAATTCGTTGAACGCGATGGATATTCGCGGAAACAAGTATTTGCAGCTGTATGTGACGGACAAGGTTGACGGCATCAGTATCGGTGGGCGAAACCTGTTGCGGAACACGAATCAGGGCACGACCAATTGGGACTGGTCTATGCAGACTGGTGGGAAAACCATTGAAGAGTATCTGGATGGCGGAGTTCGGGCAGTTAAGATGACGAGGGACGCTACGCCTCATGCGGGATGGAGCGTTATATCCTACGCAATTGGTAAAGACGCATACGTCCTGCTGGAACCGGACGCGGAGTATATTGTCAGCATGGACTACAAGTCCACAGTCGCGGCCCCTAATGGTATCAGCGTCAATATTTGTACCGGAGAGGCTACGGATCATGCAATCCAGACCGCGACATACGATAAGGCGATACCGGCAGATGAATGGACGCATATCGCAGTGCCAATTAAAACGAAGCCCGCACTTCCTGCCTTCAATTATCAGCTTGTATACCTTACGGGTTTTTCCTCTGCCGTCAACTCAGTTCATATCTTCAAAAACCTGAAGCTGGAAAAGGGCAACAAGTCTACCGACTGGTCGCCCGCACCGGAGGATATTGAGGAACGAATGAGCGCGGCGGAGCTGAAGATCGAGCCGGACGCGATTGTATCCACCGTCACCAGCTCGGCGAGCTATAAGACGCTGAGCAGCAAGGCCGACGACAACGCGACTGATATCACGGGACTGAAGACCCGTATGACTACGGCGGAATCGAAGATCGACCAGAAGGCCGACAGCATTACGCTGAGCGTGCTGGAGACGAAGGTTGACGGCATCGCTGTGGGCGGTAGGAACCTGCTTCGGGGTACAAATCAGGGAACGGCCAACTGGGACTGGTCTATGCAGACCGGCGGGAAAACCATCGAAGAGTATCTGGGTGGCGGAGTTCGGGCAGTTAAGATGACGAGAGATGCGGTGGAACAGACAGGCTGGAGCATTATAAGCTACTCGGTCAGCGAAGACGCATACGCCCTGCTGGAGCCGAACACGGAGTACACGCTGAGCTTCGATTACAAGCCGTCGGTCGCGACGGCAAACGGAGTTATGTTTTCTATCCGAAGAGGCGACGGCTCGAACGCCGCAACGAATGACGGTGGCTACTGGAAAGAGATTCCGGCGAATGAATGGACGCATGTCTCGGGTACATTCACAACGGTTGAAAACATTCCGGATTTCTTGCTTGGCTCCACCGAAATCTATATTACGAGACTGCCGACGGCGGTCGGCTCCGTTCATATCTTCAAAAACCTGAAGCTGGAAAAGGGCAACAAGTCTACCGACTGGTCGCCCGCACCGGAAGACCCGGCGGGCAGTCTGAGCGTGAACAGCGACTACAGCAAGGTGGACATCAACACCGAGCGCGTGAGGATTGTCTCGAAGCGCATGGAGGTGGCCGTTCCGTCGGACGATGGCGAAGACGATGTGCTGCGCGTGGACGCGGACGGCGTGCATGCCGAGGTGGTTGAGGCGGACATGATCGTGTCTGACTCGGTGGTACATACTCAGGGCGCGGCGAGCTATACTCCGGCGAATGCTGGCGAACTGGCGGCGTATCTGGAGGGCCTGAGCGGGAAGTGCCTGACGGGGGATGTGGACGTGAACTGCATCAACGTCTCGTCCGGCAGCTTCGAGGTGCAGGGCCTCTGCGGCGCGGCAGGAAAGCTGACGCTGCGAAACGGCGCGCTGAACGCTCTGACGGTGCGGGGCTGTGGGCGAAACGTCATCGTGTATGTGGAAAGCATGGAGTTTTCCACCTCTGGTGTGGCGGTCACGGTAGACGACGGCGCGGTGATGCTGTTGGAATGCAGTCTGAACGCGGGCACGGGTCTGAGACTGGGAGCCAACTGGCCGTCCGAGGCTTGGCTGAGCGACTGCGAAGGCGACTGCACGACGCTGGCGGCGCTGAGCAGCTTCTCCCGGCTGTGGGCGAGCGGAAGCAAGCCCACCGGCACGCTCTCTCTCGGAGCGGGCAGCGAGGTCTACAACTCGACGGACGACCCGACCTTCGCGGCCAAGCCCGACCCGAGCATCCCAACGACCCAGACGGTGACGGCGAGCCTGTCTCCTACGAGCACGTCCACCAGCGGCTACGGCAGCAAGCTCTATCAGGGCCGCTACAGCAGCTCTCAGTCGCTGCGCAAGGGCGTGATGCTGTTTAGCCTGCCCAGCGATCTGACGAGCGCGGACAAGATCGACTCGGCAACACTGACGATCAAGCGCATCGGCGGCGTGGGTCAGGGCGGCGGTGTGAGCGTGCATGTGCGATGCTACGATGTGCCGGGCACGCTATACGCCAGCAAGACGATGTATGAAAACCAGACGGTGAGCATCGATGTAACCGCTGCGGTGAAGGCCATGAAGACCAATGGGCACGGCGGGCTGATGCTCTACAATCCCGACACGACGACTGTGAGCGGCAAGAGCTACACGGCGAGCTATGCGCGGTTTGCGGGGAAAGGTGAGAGCGGCGCGCCGGTGCTGAAGGTGAGCTACAGGAAGTGAGGAGCGGAGCGACGAGCAGCCTCGAGGACAGGAGCAAGGCGGCTCCGCAGGGGCGTACCGGCGGCGCGGCGTCTGAATCTTTGATTCAGCCGTCGCGGTCGCGAAGCGACTTGGAATCCCGAAGGGATTCCAACCTTGACGGCAGCAAGGCCGGGGCGGGCGACACAGAAAGTGAGGTGAAGAGAAATGGCCAACTGGAACACGGGGCACAACCATTTCCCGGCGGACGTGGGCGTGCAGAGCG